CTATAGATTATTTAACACACCTCAGTTTTAGGGGATACCCCATATAGAGCTCCACCTATAACTGTCAGTATATACTAAGTGATTCGGTATGTCAAGTCATTAATCTAACCTACTCATATTGTATGCAGTGATTCCATTATCACCTAGAACCTTAGCGAATGCTCTCGCATAGTTCTCTTTTCTAGTCACACTCTGACCGAAATCAGAAACCCAGATAGTCCAGCCACCATAGTAGGAGTCTTTCCTTCCTATGTCATTCTCTTTAAGGAACTTCACAAACTTACCTCTGGCTGGTTTGATATTAATCCAAGCGAAACCACACATACCGTCAGCGACATAGTAGGTTTCCTTAGAGTAATCAATATCATTACCCAGAGGAGTCGTAGGCGTTCCCACTACCATAGGAGTGGGCGTACATCCGTGACCAGCAGCCATTCCTGCTGAGTGGGCCTCTGAATAAATCTCTTGTGGTGTTTTCATAACAAACCTCTCTATAGTTAAACTCTCATTATAGAATCAAGCTAACACAAAATACTCTCAATGTCAAGCATATAATATAAACGCTAAAGGTACTGTAAGTACCCAGAGAATCAATATCAGAAGTATTAGCTTTAGCATATATTCTTATCCTTTATCTCAGTCTACATAGAGACTGTACCACAGAGTCAAGTCAGAGTCAAGTCTTTCGAGCCGATTTCTCAGGCTTTTTTCTCTTGACTTCTAGGTCGATATGTGGTAGGGGGTGATTCGGAGGGGTCAGCGGCGATTCGGAGCCGATAGGGAACAAAATTTAATCACAAGAGAGTCCTATTCTTTTTAACCTTTTTATATTTTTTACGCAAATACCATGTTTTCCCATGATATCCCATATAGTGTACGCAGATGTACAATTCATTCTGGTAACGGTTCTAAATCATCTTGCATTACTTGACTATACGTCCATCTTTTATCCCATATAGGGTCATTTAGTGAATACTCTTTACCCTCTTCAAGAGTTCTTTCGTTCTTTTCTCTAGACGAATCGCTTCTCTCAGTATTCTCTCCATCTGTATCACTAGGGGAAACTCGATTATATTCGTCTGGTACTTTTCCCCAGCCAACTGTTCTTTCCCATTCCCTTTGTGTGTATCCTTCGTCATGCATATATGTCTATGTGTTTCCGTATCTCTGGGCCTGTTCTTGGTGTAACAGACACTTCTTTCATTCTCTCTACTCTCTTATTATAATCCTCTAACATTTGTTTCTCTACTCTATCTAAGGTGTTATGATATCGTTCTAGACGTTCTTTTGTCAGTAGACGTTTCTGTTCTGTTTGCATTGTGTGATATGCAGTGAGTTGTGGATTATTATGTATATACATTACTTATCCTTTATCTTTACTTCTTTTGCAGGGCCACCTCTTGGTCGTGGTCGCAGTAATTCTTGGTCGTTAGTAATTGTTCCGATAACAACTGCGAATATGAGTAAGAGTTTCATTAGAAGTCATACTCTATGCCGTTGATAGTATATGTCTTACCGTTAAATCCCTTGTCCATCTTGTCTTTCTCCGAATCCTTCTCTGCGTCTATACGTTGTTTAGGATTGAATTTTTTCTTGGGAGTTGCAGAAGCTTCGTCTTCAAAATTTTGCGATTCTCCGAATAATTTTCTGAGGAATTTTACCACAACCTAAACCTTTCTAGTTTCTCTAATAGACGTTTGATAGGAACGTAAACTGTCCAAATCTCTTCTATATGTTTATCTAGTTTCTTGTCGAGTTCGTCTATTTTCTTTTCGATTCTGTCGAGTTGTTTTTTATTGTCTACCATAGACCCAATATCCTACCGTTTCCGATTATAATAAAAAGACAAGTTATAATATGTAGTAGAACCCATAATGTTCTGACTAGAAGTATACGATAGTTGTATGGCTCTGTATTTGCATCACTGAAACTACCTAACGCATACATCCAGATTTTAAGAATAGTACGCACTGTATATTATACTTCCTATGATTATTATACAGATGCACAACACATACCAGTCATTGACATCATCTCTCATCTATTACATCCTCTAGACAAACAAAACCCACTCCATATGGTGCGTTTTCTTCTTCCCAGTTACCAGCGTATATACACTCCAATGGGTCACTGAAATAGTCAATCGCTTCTCCAGTGACATTTCCGTCTGGTGCAATTGTTACCATAACAAGGTAAAATCCAAGTATCACTGTGTTCATGTTTTATGTCCTCTCAATGCAAAATACAAACCACCAACCCACAACAACACATGAAGATTGTCATATAATATAACGTCCATGAAACTGTCTGGTTGACCTACCCATATAACACCAGTCATAATACAACCTATGACAAATCCACTAAATCGTGTTAGTAGGTCACCAATCCAACTCCACCAACTGTACATCATAATACCACCAATCAGTAGACCTATACCAGCACCTATTTCACCATAAGCTGCAAACCACCATACAATATAGGGTAAATCAAACGACTCAGCACCTTCCATTGTCACTGGTATCTTCTGAAATCCTTGTTGTAAGAACACAACAATCAGTGGTATTCTCAATAACCAGTGTGACAGACAAAAATCTGGTAGTTTTTCTAAATATTTTTTTACTTTGTTTTCCATCTATATACCTCATCTATACAAAAGTTTCTCCAAAATTTGCAAGTATTTTCTTCCTTACAAACTTTTTCATGTTTACTATTTTCCCAACAATCTCCAGTAACACCACGCATTTGTACAAACTTTGCAAAACCGTCATCTATAGACAGTATCATGATTGATGGTAAAACGATAAAGAGTGCAATTATCCACATAAATGCAACTCCAAATCCTTGATTATGATATGGTTTCAAGCTTCATCCTTTATATGTCTTTCTTGTGGTACGCATAATATACTCTTTACTGTATGTGCAGTAGGAAATGTTGCTTTACCAAATCCTTTGAGAGCTTCTAGATTCTCATCAATATGTGCAAAACATTCTTCCTCTGTCATAAAATACAATGGTTCACCATGTAACCATTTTACTTCTACCGAATCATTTAGTGGTGTTTGTGTCATGTCTGCCCACCACATTACAATTGCAATTATAAAAACTTTAGTCATAATTTTTTCCCATTTCTTTCATGTTGTCCAGATATTCTTCATATAATTCTGGGTCTGATTTACTTCCAGTGCCGTCCACACCAAAGTTATTAAAAGCTGCAAATATAATTAGTGCAACAAACCCATAACTAAGATATTTTATAAAGGATAGAAATCCTTTGTAGGTTCGTTCTGCTTCTTCTTGTGCAGCCCGTCTTACATCATCACTCATTCAGTTTCCCTTCAAGTTCTTTTTTGATTTCTTCCACCCTACCTTGTAACACACTAATTGTTGTGTGTATATGACCAGTATCCTCTGGTCTAATTCTAGTTTGTAATGTTGCAATTTCTTCTAACAACATCTGAAAATGATTCAATAATTTACTTCGACTCATCTTTTATTTCCTTTCCATGATATACCTCTACATATGCGTCACATTGTGGACAAGAGAGATTCGTTATAATTGTGTGACCATCATATTCTTCATCCAAATCGTGGTCACCACCCCAGATTAATTCGTGATTGCAAACCCAACAGTTCATTAGAATTTACTCAAGAATCGTGCGATATGGTGTACAAATGGTAGTAGAGTTGCAGCCATAAATAGGTTTACACCAGAATGTGCAATTGCAATTCGTAATGTATCTCCTTTTGGTAGACCGTCTGATACAAGTAATCCTGCTAACCATATCGTTCCAGTTGTACCTATATTTGCACCCAATACACACGCAATCGCAGCTGGTAATGGCACTGCACCAGACGCTACTAATGCAATAATCGCTGTCGTTGATAATGATGATGATTGCCATAGAAGTGTCATGATAATACCACCAAAGAACATATAAATGGGGTTCGCAATGAACCAACTCAAGTGGTCAATGTTACCCATTGATTTCATTCCACCAGAGAACATTTTAAGTCCGATATAAAACACTACAAGTCCTACTAAAGTTGTTACAATTGGGTTTCCTAAATCCATTCTAAATACCTTTCTTTGCAATTTATTCAAATGTTTTTCTTTCATAATTAATATCCTTTCCACCATAGGTATCCAAGAAATAGTATTGAGAATACTACTACGACTAACATAATTTCTGCATCACTCATTATCATAACATATACCCCATCACATAATTTTCAGCTGCACTGTCAGCATATGATTCACTGTGAAAGTATATTGCATCACCTTTTTCTGATTTCATAATCCTTGTTTCAACAACAATATCATTCTTAATAAAATCTACTTCATAATAGTTACCTTTCACTAGATAAGTTTTTGCGACTCTGTCTGCATACTCCCCATCTCCGAAATAGGTAGATAACTCAACCCTTTCATTCGTAGTATTTTGCAATCACATCTCCATTTTTGTGTGTTACTTCGGTTAATTCACCGTCCTTTCTTTTGGACTCTTGTAACTTACGTTCCCACGCAGTTTGATTCTTTTTTTCTTCTCGTTTGCGTAAAGTAGTCTTTTTGCGTGACCTTTTCATACGCATCTTTCGTAATTCTTCTTTCAGTGATATGTTTGCACTGATTAATAATAGTACTGCAAGAGGGTCAAATACCCACACCAATATAATTATGACCCATCTGACGGCTTCTTCAAGTGTGTTTGTTTCGGAGTTTCCGTAAATAAGTTCGGCGATGTATTTGATTGGGCCGACTTCTGCGACAAGTTCATTTTGTTTGGTGCGTAATTCGTACTTCTTTTCCGTGAGACTTGCGATAGTGTTTGTCGCATTATTGATTGTTGATGTGAGCGCATTGCGTTCTTCCTCTTGTCCTTGTCTTGCATTAATAGATTTAGTTACTGCACCCAACTCTACATACTTCTTGAGTGCGTCATCAAGAAGTGTTAGTTGCAGTTCTGCTCGTTCAATATCTTTTTGTTGTCGTGATATCTGCGAATCAATCGCTTCTATTTGTAGGGTATTATCTGCACTTACAGATGTTTGTTCTATGTGAGCTTTGGAAAGAAAACCGAATATTCCCATAGAAGTAATGAACATGAGAACAACCACAGCAGAAATAAGATAAGTTTTGAGTAGGACATTCACTTTCTTCCAATAATGATATAACCATGCAGCTGATACAAGTTTGCCTGTTTCCAGAACAACTCCCATCACTGCGATTGGAACTACAGATGCAGAAAAGATTGCAACCAAACCTATTATACTATAGTAGGCTGCTACTCCAGATATTGCAAGTGCAGTTAATAATGTTAGGTATGCTAATATCATAGATACTCTGAATGATGTGAAATAGTAGGATTATGTCTACTACCACTTTTTTTACTAAACCACTTTGTCTCTGTTTTGTCTTTGTGTATTCTACGATTACCTTCTGAATCTGTTTCCTCGTAATACTTGATAACAGTTTCTTTGATTAGACGTTTCTCACCAAAGTCAAATTCTTTTTGTTCCATTGTCTACTCCCAGACTACGACATAACATCCCTTATCGTTTGAAGATATTGGGCCTGCGCCTCTTTTTATTGTGAATGTAGTAGATTCATCTACCCACCCTTTATATATTCCACCATGAAAGTTTGCAAAGAATTTTGCAACTCTAGAGTTTCTAAATCTCATAATCCTAGAATAGTTTGCATTACCACTCATACACCTAACACCTTTCCAATTTCTTTTTCAGAAGACGGTAGACTTTTCCCACCTCGTAGATGTTCTTCTACTTGTTCAAAATAGAAAGCTGCATCTTCATGACCATATTCCTCAAGAAGTTTTCGTGCAGTTTTAAAAAAGGTTACTGTCTGCATACCAGAACCATCTCGTAGTGTTGCAGACTTCCATTTGCCTGGGCGTTGATTACTCATTTTTTCTCCTCACATTTGCGTTTAATTTCAACTTTCATTATTCCAAAGTCTACCATAATATCACTATGTTTGTCAAGTCTTATGGTACATTCTGTTTTACTTTTAAACTCTTCAACAACTACACCAGAGAAATCTTTCTCTGGAGTTGTCATCAAGATACTTGTAATTAGTAGAAATGTTTTCATAACATCACCTCTTTTTAGGGAATACCCATTTGACTAATTCAGGCATTTCATAATCAACTTGTTTGAATATTGCCCATTTGTATACACCCATTTTCTTTGCAGCTTTTACTGCTTCTTCTAATGATTTATATCTACCTACAGTACCAAAATATTCATTAAAAACATCATATGTAATGGACATTAATATTTCTCCTTCCAATGTGGTTTTTCTTGAACCTTTTCAAATTTAATCGTGTTTATTAGTGTATCTTCTGCAACACTAATCGCATGAGCGGTATCACCATCACCAAGTTCTATGGCTTCATCATGCAGTTCTGTTAGTTTTTCTAATAGTGATTCTAGTTTCTTAATTTCCATTATGAATTCCTCTCTCTAATTTTTTCCATTCGCATCACTGATGCAATCCATTGTTCAGGCGACATGATATGTGAGCCAGTGGTTATCTTGAGTTTTGCATCTTTAAACTCTTTCTTCAACTGATTACCAAACTCTTTACCAATAAACACTGATGCAAGTTTGATTACATCCCTACGGAAACCAATGTCATGATGCATATTACCACACAAATGTGCGAACTCATGAATGATTGTGTAAGGACAGTTGTTCTCTTTCAATCGGATTGCACCGTACCAAGTCGCTTGACCAGCAGTTGCATGACGAAAGTTTGCCTTCTCAATTGATACATTGAGTTTACCTACACTAGAACCAATCGTGTTTTCACACAACTTCTTGTAGGTCTTAGACTTTGCAATCTTCTTACAGTATTTTACTGTCTCTTTCCAATTCAGAGTCTTGAACTGTGCTCTTCGTTTATCTTCGTCTACACCTCTTTTAGACTCTTCAAGAGTAATGTTTTTATATTCTCGTATTGCTTTGAACTCTGCATTGTAGGTCTTCTGTCTACCAGAGTCTTTGAAGTTTGCTTTACCAGACTTGATAGTCTTGTTTTTCTTAGACCAATAGTTTGCATATTTGTTTGCATACTCATGAGACATGATTTTACTTGCAGCCTGATATGCATCTGTTGAATTAGTGAATGTCATTATTAACCTCTCATTGCAACTGCGTTATCGAATAACTTTCTTGCATCACCGTCATCTGCGAAACCAGCTTCGGTTGCAAAATCCATAGTGCTACAGAACATAACCTCACCAAAGATTTTGTGAGTATCTAGAATGTATGCAAGCATCTTAGCGTCTTTTGCAGTACCAATCATATTACCAGCACCTTTGAACACGGCGACTTTCGCACCTTCGATTGCATCAATGAAAATTGTCTCTGTCATGTTTTCTCTCTTTCTCTTGACTATACTATTATAATACACACTTCCTATAGCAAAGTCAAGTTTTATTTTCAAACGTAAAAAACCCTCGTAAATCAAAGACTTACGAGGGTGAGATTTTATGTGATATTTTGAAGTTTGTTATAAAAACAACAAGTGATTCGCTTTTTTATCTGCCTGGAGTTGCAACTGGAATAGCTTTAACCTTACCCCTTTGTGCAATTTTTCTTTGAACTTCTGGGCCTTTTGGTTTACTTGCAATCTTGTCTTTACCCAATCTCTTTTTAATAAGTTCGTTTGCAATCCATCTTTTTGCTTGTGGTTTGGTAGGTTTCTTTGTAACTAGACCACGAATACGTTTATACACTTTCTGGAATATATCCTCACCAGCTTCATTGTTATCTACTATGATAAAGTATTTTGAACCAAACAACTGTTGAAATGCACCAATATTTCTTTGTACACCATTCCACATTTGTTCTACAGATTTCTCTGGTAGAGTTCTTGCTCTTTCTTTATTTCGTATCTGTGCAACTTCCAGTGAGGTGTTTGCAAAAATCATTGCACACTGATAACCAAGTTGGTCTAACAGTGCTTTCTGTCTACTAATCTTTGCAACATCTTTACCAGTACCGTCAATGATAATACCAAGTCTACCATCAACCCATAAACCTTGTCTTGCTTTTGTTTTTGCTTTTGACCGTAGACGTATCGCTTGACCTTCATCTGAAAAAATATCCTCTGGTTTACCAATGTCCAGACCAGCTCTTTCTAGGTCTTTTTCATAGATATCGTCAGAGTTAACAATCTTCATTCCAAGACCACCAGTGGTTTTCCTCACAACGTAGGACTTACCACTGCCTGGGCCACCAGCGAGAAAGATTGCGTTAAATATGTTGGGGTCGTAAACTCCCTCTTGTAGTTGGTGAAATGTTTTCATTATTAATCCTTTGTAACAACTCTTGTATGTATTTAGTTTCCTCTGGTTTCATGGGTTCAATTCTTCTCTCTTGTCTCTGTAGGTTTGTAAATTTTCTCATTTTCAGTTTTGCTTTATTTGTCATTTTGTTCCCTCTTAAACTAGTTGTTGAACATGATATAAATTGTTGTTACTTTCTCCTTTATATTACACCATCAACATACCCTTGGTCAACAGAATGTCCTGCCGATACATCAATTGATTTAGAGTGATTTCTATCTGGGCCTAGTTGATTGTTTTGTGGTATTCCATCACTTGGTAACACATTAGACTTACCAGAATCTTTTGCAACTTGCATAACAATTTTGTGTTTGAGTTGTTGTGATTTTGTAAATGTGTGTCTTAAATGTGTAATTATATAATTACCACTTATTTGTTTGTCTTCTTTGTCTTGGGTGAGAGCACTAGTCGCACCAATTTCTAGATTAATTTTATCTCCAGCTTGAATAAATGTCTGACCATTCACTTCTATGTTTAGAATATGACCGTTTTCAAACTGTTGTCTTCTTGCAGTTTTTCTCTGGAGTGTTTGTTCTAGATTATCACTTTGATATGGGTAGTTACCACTTTCTTCAAAAGAGTATCCAGACGCAGTAGATACCACAAATAATTTAGTATCTTCGTTATCAATTAATGATTTATTTGTATCTGGGTCTTTTGCAGTTGAGATGATTGGAGTGGCCTCCCCATTATCTGGATGAATATCCCTATCAAAATTATCTAGGTAATTATATTTATATAAGTCAAGTCTTTTATGATATACATCATGTTTAATTAGTTTTGAACTAATCATTCCACTATTAAGATTTTTTACAGTGTCTTTTGATGATACTCTTTGATAGTTTATAAGTGTGTCTAGATTCTTTTGTGCATCTATCACACCCTTTTCATTTAGTGAGGCTCCAACATTTTCTTTGAGAAATAACTTTGGGTCTTCTCTACACATACTATCATATGTTCTAAAATGAAATCCTTTAGTGGTTTCATAAAAAAGATATGATGGTGATGCATTATTTAACTGTGAGTTTGATATGTTTGATAAATGTTTTATACATTTAAATGGTCTAATGTTAGGAAATATAATTTTTGCATTATTTGCTGTTGGTTCAAAGTAAAAAGTCTTTTTACTCTTTAAGTAATTTTCATCTCTTAAAATTTTCTCCACGATTTCATTTGGTTGACCACTATAGGATTGAGATACTCTAGAGGTAGTATTTCTAAATCCTTCCATAGAACCAAATTGTAAAGAGATAATCTGTGCATTTTCTCCCTCACCATATTGCGAGTTAATTTTGTAAATAATTAGTGGTGATAATGTAAAATCAATTGTAGTTTCTGGTTCTGGTTTTGCTTGTGGTGTTTGTATCTTTAGAATTAGTTTTTCTTCACCAATAATGGGAAAATTTTGTACAATATTTGTCGTATCTTTAATAACGATATCACCACTAACTGCAGCTGTATAAATGTTTTCAAAAACATTTATCTCTTCTACTAGAGAATTAATATCGTATACTTGACCAGTTGTAGATACAATCTGACACTCTTCAACTAAAAATTCACCAGCAAATTGTAAATCGGATTTTGCAACCATTAAGATGCCTCACGCATTTTACTTTCAAACTCTTTTACAAACCCATCAATATGACGAGTCGAGATAAGCCTAATTTGTCTTTTCTTTTCTTGCAATTTATCTTCATACTGATAGTTTGATATTGCAGTTGCAGATGGATATTCTGTTGTATTCATACCAACATCAATAGTAATTGTGGTATCTCCAGATGTTTGTGTAATCTCATAATGATGTATTGCGCCTGGATTGTCGTACTTCTCTTTTACAAACTCTTCAAATCTTTGTACACTCATAGGCCAATCTTCATAATAATCAACAATATCATTTGCAACTAAAATAGTCCAGTGTAAATTTATGTCACCGTAATATTTGTGTGCAATCATCTCTGGTGTTTCACCATCTTGCACATCATAATAATCAAACCCTAAAATGTTTTCTTTTACACCAGCAACCAACTTTACTCTAGACATGATGTCTTTCATGATAGTATATTTACCATCACCTTTTGCACTGTAATAAATATTTGGAAACATATCAAAATATGTCATATTAGAATCCTAACGCAAGTTTTTCTCTGGTAATAAGTTCCAGTTCTTTAAATTGTAACTCTATACTTGTTTCTACTGGTGGAGCTCCACTACCATCTGAATGTGGTCTAAAGAATTGTACCCTTTCACCACCATATGTGACATTTGCACTTTCTAAAACACAAGTTGATATTTTATTAAGAAAACTATTCTCTTTATTCATATGCATATATGTAATATCAAATGTAGCAGGAACAATCATAGTTCTAGAACTACTAATGTCACCATCAAAACTAGGTGCCATATAAAATCTAAACATTCTAACTATTTCATCCACTGTATTTGCTTCTGCTTCTGATTTAGGCATCATTTTGAATGAATAACTAAATGACCGTCTACCAATACCTTGGAATACCATCTCAAGTCTATTATTTGTAACCTTACCAGATGCAAGTTCAATTGCACCTTTTGCTCCAGATGCGAGTGTATCTGCAGCTGCTTTTAATGCTGTCTCAGCAGTATCAGATGCAGCTCTTCCTGCTTCTTCTAATACTGCCTTTCCAAATGCTTTATTAAATACACCCTCATCTCCACTTTTTTTATAAAGGTTTGCAGCCATGGTTGCAAACGCACCCATTTCTACCTCACCATATGTTGATGCTTGTTGAACACCTACAGTTGCAGGCATATACATTGCAATAGAAGCTTCCAGTCTTTTAGTTGCAGCTTTTGGTACACTAATGCTTGTTTTTTCTGGTTGATGAAAATCGTCAAATTCATTACCACTATACTTAGATGCTTTCTTTAAATTTCTACCTTGACTAAATTTTACATTTGCATTTTCTTGTTCATTAATATGAAATACAACATAGTGTCCTTGTTCATTAGAACCCAAGTCCTCTGGATAAGCAATATGTTTACCTTTAAACGGTTTTAGTGTTGCATATTGACTTCTGTCAACAACACCTCTACCGCCTGGGTTAGTTGTACGTCCACCACCTAACGCATCAGAAATCATATTGTTAAGTTTATTAGTTGCACGATTAATTGCAGTGTTTTTTATCTCGTTTAAGAAACCTCTAACCATCTTTATAAATATCCTTAGTTACATACTATTTAGGTGAATAATCATGGCATACCGTGGAAGATATATACCAACATATCCAAAAAAGTATAAAGGTGACCCCTCTAATATTATTTATAGAAGTTTGTGGGAAAGAAAGTTCATGGTGTATTGTGACCGTAATGAAAAGATAATTGAATGGGGCTCTGAAGAGTTCTTTATACCTTACCGTTCACCATTAGATGGTAAGATACATAGATATTTTCCAGACTTCTATGTCAAAGTAAGAACCAAACAAGGCACACTAAAAAAGTGGGTGGTAGAGGTTAAACCTAAAGCACAGACCAGACCTCCCAGAACTCCCAAACGCAAAACCAAAAATTATATAAATGAGGTGCGTACATATGCAATCAATGATGCAAAGTGGAAAAATGCAATAGAGTATTGTAAAGATAGAAATATGGAGTTTATCATTATCACAGAAGATGAGTTAGGTATATAAATATACATATGTTAGAATTTGCAATTACATTAACAATAACTATTCTATTTGTTGCAGTAATGTCAGTAGGACTACTCATGCATAAACCACTTAAAGGAAGTTGTGGTGGTCAAGATTGTAGGTGTAAAACAGATGAATGAAGAAAGAAACAGAATTATGTCAGCTGTGGTAAAAAACTTAGAACAAGTTTATGACCCAGAAATGCCTAGTATTTCTGTTATACATCTAGGGTTAATATATGATATAGAAATATTAGAAGATAACACCGTAGTGAAAATAACACACACACTTACAAGTGCATTTTGTCCAATGGCAGATGAAATAAATCAAGATATACAGAAAGCAGGAATGGTAGACGGTATAAAAGAATCTATTGCAAACTGCACATTTTCACCACCATTTAGTATGGACATGGTGCCTGAAGAAACTAAAATGGCTATGGGATGGTATTGATGGCAGAAGAAACTTATTTTGATAAAATCTCAGCACAGATTAAAACTGGTAACGAACCATATACTTGGTATCGTAACCGTATTAAAGAACTTGGAACACCTTCTGTTCCAGAGTTATTACGTTCTGGTAAACTAAACAAAACACCTCACCCCAAACACCTAAATATGTTTGTCTATGCACCAAAGTTTGCAAAGAAGTTACCATATTATGATACATTTCCATTGGTGATGTACTTGAAGTCAGCAGAGGGTGGGTTCTATGGATTGAACTTTCATTATCTACCGTATGCGTTGAGAGCAAGACTTTTGGATGCAGCTGGACAAGATAAATTAGACGTAGGTGCAGTAGAAAATAGTAGATTAACAAAACCAACTATAAAAAGATATTTGTTTGGATATGCAAGGTCTATGTTTAGAAAGATTGATAGTGAAGATAATCTTACTGCAATTATGTTACCAGTACAACGATTTAAGAAAGCTGGTGAAAACAAAATTTGGGGTGACTCAAGGAAGATGATTTAATGGCAAGATTTAACTTTTCAAATGTTCTTGGTGGTGCAGTCTTTGGTGGACTAAATGCGTTCTTACAACATAACGCATCTAGGGATGGATATGCAAAAGCAAATCGTTATGAAGTAGTTATTCTATTACCATCTGGTGTAACAAATGGTTCGTTTCAAGATGCTGGTGAAACTGCAATGTCTGCTAATGTTTTAGCAAATTTACATGGTGAAGCTGCAAGACGTATTTCATTTCGTTGTGATTCTATATCTATCCCAGGCAGAAATTTACGAACACAGATGAATGGTAACATATATGGGCCTCCTCATGAAATTGTACAAGGTCAAACATTTGCACCAGTAGAAGCAACTTTCTATTGTGGTTCTGACCTTGCAGAAAGATATTTCTTTGAGGACTGGCAAAAGATTACATATAATCCAGATACATACAATATTAATTATTATAAAGAGTATGTTGGTTCAGTTGAAATTTATCAACTAAACGAACAAGACGAAAGAACTTATGGATGTAAGTTAGAAGAAGTATTTCCTAAGACCGTAGCTGCAATTGCATATGGTCATGGGAGTAGTAATACCATTAACAAGGTATCGGTTGAGTTTGCATATAGATATTGGAGAAATATTGCAACTGAACCTAAAAAGGCAGCTCTTGAAAGTACGTTACAAGACATATTGAAAAATTCAATTCTTAAAAATGTACAAACTAGGTTGCCTCCAGTGATTAGTAAATTAACTGGAAGATTCGGTGGATTTTAATTATTAGATAGGAGAATAAATTATGGCGTTGCCTAAACTTAATGCACCAAGTTATGAAATGAAAGTTCCATCAACTGGTGAAACCGTGAAATTTAGACCGTTCTTAGTAAAAGAACAAAAGATATTAATGATTGCACAAGAGTCAAAAGACCCAAATATGATGGCTAATGCTATGTGTGACCTTATTGAGTCTTGTTGTGAAAACATAAAAGAGGTAGAAAAAATGCCTACCTTTGATATTGAGTATATGTTTCTGCAACTAAGAGCTGTGTCTGTTGGTAGTGAAATTGAATTGGAAATGTTATGTCAAGATGATAATGTAACAAAAGTTCCAGTGAAAATTGACTTAGGAGAAATTAAAGTCTCTGAGTTACCTAATCACAAAAAAGAGATTATGATAACAGATAAGATTGGTATGACATTTAAATACCCATCATTGAAAGATATTGCAAAATATGGTCAAGATGGTGTGAGTGCTGTTGATACCACATTTGGTGTAATTCAAGATTGTCTAGTAAATATTTTTGATGAAAATCAAGTTTATGATGAGATGAATCAACAAGAGTTGCAAGAGTTTGTTGAACAAATGACTACAGAACAATTTGAGGAAGTACAAGGGTTCTTTGATACTATGCCTAAACTAAGACATACTATAGAAGTTAAAAATCCTAATACTGGTCATGTTAATAAAGTGCATCTGGAAGGTATGCAAAGTTTTTTAGGGTAGGCCTTTCGCATGATAGTCTTGCATCATATTACAAGACTAATTTTAGTATGAGTAACCATTATAAGTGGAGTTTAACTGAACTAGATAATATGATGCCATGGGAAAGGGAAATCTATGTTGGAATGTTAAAAAACTACATAGAAGAAGAGAACCAGAGACTAAAAGAACAAGAGAGGAAGTATAAATGACCGAAACAGTAAAAACTGTTGACCCAGAGGTCGCAAAGAGAGATACTAATGGTGATGGTCACATTTCAAAAGAAGAAATGGAGATGGATTTGGAATTTAAAAGAAAAGAACTTGAAGACGCTGATGCTCGTAGAGATGCTATGCGTAAAATGACATGGTTTGCATTAATGGGTATGTTACTATATCCAGCAGGAATTTTAATTACATCAATGTTAGGATATGAAAATACTGCAAAAATTATAGGTGATATTGCACCAACATACTTTGTTGCAATCTCAGCATTAGTTGCAGCTTATTTTGGTGCAAACGCATATGTAGATAAAAAGAAGTAAGTAAATGGCTGATATGGAACTAGTAAAAGCGTCTAAGAACTTAGAGAACGCAACTGCACAGTTAAAAGATTTTAATCAATCTGCTGGTAAGGAGATTGCAACTCAAATTGGTGGTGACTTGAAGAAAGGTGTTCTTGACCCATTTACTAGTGCATTTGCAACTATTCCAGGCGTTTCTACTTTAGGTGCAGTTGGTCAAACCATATTTAACAAAACATTTGCAGCTCTAAAAGCAAGAAGAGAAGAAAACTTACTTAGACAAAGACTTGGATTGACTAAAGAACAGTTTTCTCAAATGAAATATCAAAAGTCTGTTCTTGATGCACAAGCACAATACAGTGAACAACTAAAATCTGGTGCAGAAAATTTATTAGGTATTAATGTTGATGAATTTAATATTGCAGCTAATAGATTTGTTGATGAACAAGGCAATTTTACTATGGGTGTTAATAGGTTTGCAAAAGAACAAGGTGATTTGGTTGCACTCCAACAAGCAAAAATGGATAAAGATGATAGTGCAGCTTCTAAAAGAATTGAAGCAGAAAATCGTGCAGAAAGGGAAGCTGCAGAACAGAGAAATATTTTTGAAAGAATTGCTGGTAGTATTGATGGTCTTGCAGAGGGCATTCAGAATATTAAAGCAGAAGATGTTGGTAAAGGTCTACTTGCACCCATAGGTCTAATTGGTGGTATAATTGTATCATTTGTCACTGGATTTGTTGCAGAAGTGACAAAACAATTTAACGCACTAAAATTAGTTGCAACCAAAGGTGTCGCTGGTTTTAAGACAGTTGCTACTTCTTTAAAAGGATTATTAAAAGCAATAACACCCAACTTTATTCTTGCAACATTTGAATCTATTGCTGACGCAGTAAAGGGTTACAAAAATATAATTGGTGGTCAACTTAAAAAAATACCCAAAGCAATAGATATAGCAGCTGATGCATCAAAAATTACTGAACCATTTAAATCATTTGGTAGAATGGTAGGAAACGTAAAAACTTTCTTTGTTAATAGTAAGTTCTTTCAAGGCATACTCAAGTTTGGTGATTTGCTGATGGATGGTATTAAAGCTGCTGTAAAACCACTTCAGTCTTTATTCAGCATGATTAAATCTACATCTACATCAATGGCTGCAATGGCTGGTAGTGGTGGTGTCATTGGTAGAATCATGGCATTTGCACAAGGATTTGGTCGAGTTCTTGGTAGATTATTCTTACCAGTAACTATTGTAATGTCTGCGTTTGACCTTATCACTGGTTTTATTGATGGTTTCAAAGAGTCAGAGGGTGATAGTATTGTATCAAAATTTATTGATGGTGTAGGTGGTGGTCTATCTAAACTGATTGGTAATCTAATTGGTATACCTCTTGACCTATTGAAAAAGGGTGTGGGTTTTATTTTAGGTTTCTTAGGATTTGATGATGCAAAGAAAAGTCTAGAATCATTTAGTTTCAAAGACCTTATCATGGATATCGTAAAAGCACCATTTAATTTAGTATCCAAAGCGATTGATTACATTGTAGGTGTATTTACTGGTGAAAATAATGTAGTTGAAGATTTAATATCTGGTGTAGCAAATGTTGCAGAAGCCGCTAAAGGATTATTAAAAGGTATTCTACGTTCTATTCTTCCATCACCTAAAAATGAAGACGGTGGTGTTATGGGATGGATTAAATCTCAAGTATCAAAAGTTATTCCAGATAAGGTTTATGAGTTTGCTGGTCTTGACCCAGAGACAGGCGAAAGATTATTACCAAAAGCATCTGAAGAGAGTCTACAGGCTATATCAGATGCTGGTCTTGCAGACGCATATATGCAGGCAAGAAATACTGGTAATGCAGATGAAATGGAAAGATTAATTCGTGAATCTGAAATGAGAAAACAAGGTGGTGCAGAGACTATTAACGTAAATAATTATAACACTGATAATCGTTCAACATCACAATCTAGTACAATCACAAGTACAAATATAACAGACCCAGCGTCTATGTCTGGTGCGTCTATGACAATGAGTTAATTTACTTAGTTGCGTTATTTAAACTATCCATAACATCATCAATATTTGGTTCTTTACTGCCTGGATTATATACACATTTATATTGACTAGGACAGTTATCTTCATACATTAGTGTGTATGTTTTATTACCCCCAACGTAAATACAAGCTTGTCTACCAGTATACTTTGACTTTACTCTCTTCTTGAGTCTACAAGTCGTATACTTTTTATTTGGTATCAACCCTCGTTCAATCTTTTGTCTTTGAGTCCAGTTCTCACTTGGTTTAGGTAAATTACAAGTGTAACAGTTGCCCCAAATGTCTGCAAATACTGGAGTTGTAAATAGTATTGTTGTCAAAACAACAATTAATTTTGTCATGGGTTAATAACCTCTGTTTAACCATAACCAGAGTAGACCAAATACAAATCCACCAACAACCAGTACTAAAACACCGATTGCAATCCATTCTAAGATTTGTTTACGTCTTTCTTGTTGGTCATAAATCGCCTGTTGCCTTTTCTTACGAATATCGGCTTCTGTACGCAAGAGCTCTTCCCAAGCAGATGGGCCTCTTGTAAATGAGATTATCTGTTTCAGTTCATTTCTCATATCTTCTGCTTTTTTCTTAGCCATGAAGATTTGCATAGCCTCTTCTTCTACTGAACCAGCATTAAAGAGCTTCTTAAATAAGGGCGGTTTTTTATTATATTCGTCTGCTTTTTTAATATCTGAAACTGCACCCATCCAGCGTGATAAGTCACTTGCCATAGATTCAACTTCTCGGCCGGCTGCAAATCCTGCTTTAATGGTGTTAAATGCTCCAGTTGCCGCTGACACGGCTGCTACGATTTCAATCATTAGTAGTACCTCTCACTCTCTTATCTCTATTTATAAGAACCAGAATTAAGAATGAGTCTTAGGTACAAAAAAAAGGGAGAGTATTTCTACTCTCCCTTCCCCCTAACCTAACCTTGGGTTTAGACGGACTTATTGAGGAGTCACCCTACTCATTCGCAAGTTTTTGGAAGTATGACATGGTATCATCATCATCTTCTTCAACACTTGGAATTGTTGGTTGAGGTTCAGATTTGAACTGTGGTGTTTCCACAACATCTTCGTCTATCATAGAAGCCGCAGATGCAGTGACAGTTCCAGAGAGAACATCATCTAACCTTTTCTTCAACTCATCATATGATTTGAAGTTGGTTGGTGCAAGGAACTCTTGTAATGAATACTGAGTTTTCCAAATACCATCAAGTTTCTCGTCACTATCTGCAAGTGCAGTCACACTATCAAACTCCGACTTATCATAGTTCCAGAAACCATCAACCTTGCGAATCTTCAACTTGAAGTTCGCACCTTCCCAGAAATCAAATGGATTAATAGGTGTTTCATCTTCAAACTCTGGTTGCATAGCTGCCATAATCTTATCAAAGATTTTTTTACCATAACGAAACAGAAACACTTTACCTTCGTTCTCTGGGTGTTTTGGGTCAGATACTACAAAGATATTTGAGTAGTATTCTAACTTTCTCTTTTGCTTTCTTGCAAGTTCTTTATCAGACTCAACACCAGTATTCCACAACGCACTGTTGTGTTCTGACATTGGGTCTTGTTTACCGATAGTGGTAAGTGAGTTTTCAATATACCATTTACCAGTAGGGCCTTGGAAGGCGTGTTTAAACACTTTTACCCAAGGAAGTTCTTCACCGTCTGGTGCAGGCAAGAAACGAATTACTGCTTGACCAGTTCCAGATTTATCTAGTTCTGGTTTCCACAATCTTTCATCCACATAGGATTTCTTTTCTTGGGGAGCACTTTCTGATTGAACTTGTGCAAGAAGTTTGTCCAAAGTATTGGACTTGCGTAGAGTACTAACTGACATATTATTCTCCTTATGTTAATATATGTAATCGTATGTTATCGTATGTTAATTTCACTTTATTCATAATATAACCTTATTTATACACTAAACTAACTTGAAAGTCAAGTCATTTTTCGTAATTCTTTCCAAGAATATTCAAATAATTTTTCACCAAATTCATCAATCTTATTTGCGATTTGTCTTGTTTCCCATTGAGTATCGTCTGCACAACGCAGATTACAAACTCTTGCGAAAGCCATTAATGTACCAGACCAATACCATTCAGTGTATAAATTCTGTGGTAAAACCATTCTTGCCATCTCTGGTGCAACTTGTTCTCGTAACAAGTTTTTATAAGTCTGTGTTACAAACTGTATTGCACCGTCAATATTATATTCAATGGTTTCATCACTAGAACCTTGTTTCTTATTATCAGCTTTTAGTCTCCAGACTTTAGGTGTATAGAACTCTGGTTCATCATCTACATACCTTCTGGATACTTCATTCCACACCAAACCGACTTGGTGTTTTACAAGTTGTCTTGCAACAAAAATTGGAGCCTTGATATGAAACTGCATATTACAATGTCCAAAAGGACTCCAATGATTGTGTTTTGCAAGATACTTAATTAGTTTTTCATCTCCAAGTGAGAGTAATCCTTCAATTTGACCACCCTCTGGAATCGTTTCCCATTCAGATTCTTTTGCAAATGAGACACGAGCTGCGTTTACCACCGTTAGGTCAGAACCCATCTTATCAACTAGTTTGACTTGCAACTTCATCTCTCCTAATATGATTTTCACCTTCTGCTTTTGCTTCTGCATAGGTATCTCTAGTGATAAACGCACACAACCTACCATCCCTAAGAAGTTCTGCATGGAACTTCGGTGGGTCAGCAGGAAGTGTAAAGGCAGGCCCCTTATCCGATTTGGGGATAAGGTATTTTGCCTGATAGACCTTGTAAGACCTATCCACGAGCAAATCTCCGTGGTGGTCGTTTAAATTGTGTTTTAGATGCAAGGTCTTTACATCTTGCAGATAACTCTACATCCCTCTTTACGAGTTCTGCATTGTCATACTCAAGAACCTTAATTCGGTTCTGGAGCTCTTCTACCTTTGCATGGTAGAAATCCCTTTCTTTCATTACTGAAAGAACTTTAGAATTTTGGTCATCCATTTAGACACTCCTTTAAGGTTGACATTGTAATTATCTTATACAAACTTTTATCAAAAGTCAAGACAGAACTGTAATTTTTTATAAGTTTTTCTTGTTCTTTCCAAACATATTGCTCCTCAATATCCTCATTCCAATATTTACAATATTCAAGTAAAGTTTCCATAATACACATAGTCTCAATACTAACTTTCTTTGCAAGGAATTGTTTTAATAACAAAGGATGTTGACCTTCTTTTACATGAAATAATTCATCAAATACTGAAATTTTTTGAAATAATTCAGCTATTTCATTTTTATAGTTATACTTCAAACTCTGATTTCTTTTACGATATTCATCATAGTTTTGTTCGTTAAAGTTACCAACCCAACCTTTAGGATTAACAATAAAATTAGATATGAAAAAGTTCTTGGTGTTTTCTGGAGTAAGATACTTTCGTGCTACTTTTGCAAAGAAAGGTCTATCTTTTCTCTTGAGATATGAATCTACAGTTACTTTCGCTTTTCCATTATATTTGTTGTAATCATAGTCACTATTAAAGTGTAACTTTAGTGCATGATATATTTTATAGGCTTCGTATGCTTCCATCATATTGGTAGTGTTGCAACCTTTGGAAGATAGTTAAGGTTTCTTGCATCTACCTCAACCTTTTCTTTCAAAGATTTAGTTATCAAGGGTTTAATCATCTCTGGTTCTAACTGATACTTTTCACAGTAATCTAATAGTGCATCCATATAAGTTCCACCAGACTCTTTAACTGTTTTCTCTATTGCGATAGAAAACTTTTTAGGTGTCATTAATTTTTCTTCGACTTCTTCCATTAATTCCTCTTTATGGTTTATGAATACCAAAAGATATACTATATCTTTTTTCTTTTCTTGTCAAGGGTGTTACCATGTGTAACATCCAAGTTGGAAATAAAACTAATAATGATTCTCTTGGTATTACAGAAACGTCACTTCCATAAAATTCTTTATTGTCAAATTTAGTTGTAATTAATGTTTTAGTAACATAGGCTGGGTCAAATAATATCAACATACCATCATCTCTGACCCAACCATTAATAATAGTTTTTTCCTCATCAAATTCATCTAGGTCTTCAATATCATCTACACCTTTGGGATAGTAAACACCACTCCACAGTGTGTGACCACTTCCATGAGTATGTGGTTTAGAAAATCCACCAGCATCAAATATAATATTACCCCATAGATTAGAAACATCTACAAATGGTGCGACCATATCAGAAATTCCACTATGTTTTAGAATAGGAATACAAGCTCTTGTAATCTGTTCACGCAATGTAGAAAAACTTTCCCACCTATCTTCCATTTTTCCAAGAGATTGCCATGCACATTGATTAGTTTTAAATGTTGCACTTTTACCAATATCCTCTTTCCTTTCTTGTTCCATATCTTTGATAAGTTGTTTATTTAAATCTTTATTTGCATTACCAAAGTTAACATAACCTAAAGGACTAGGAAAAATGGGTTTAAAATTTACTTGGGTCATTCGTGTTCTCCACCATATGGGTCTTCTATTTTTTTACCATTTACCCAAATGGTTCTAGCACGACTTGGTGTATGATATCCACCTCTTAGAAAAAATGTAGGTCTTCGTTTTGCAGTTTCAAATGTAGCCACTGTGAGTACGATTGTTGCTAATAAAATGACATGAGCAATTGCACTAAAACCAAAAACATACCAACTACCTATGAGTTGAGCAAATGTAGCACACCATACCCATGCAAGTATTTGTAATATCATATGTCTAGTTTGTAAATGAGGGATGTGTCTTAGTGGATTAGTCTCTGCATCCATCACACCGTTCCAGCAATCATATATCCATTGTCTCATACTTTTCTCCACTAATTTATAATCTGGTGATGGTGTTTCTGTTTCCAAGTACACCATCAAAACTCAGTTTAATTAGGCTGCGAGAGCATAATCAACAGGCGCAAAGTTATCGTTTGCATTTACAGTTTTGACCTATCACGCAGTCATCCGACAATTCTACTCGCCTCTATCTCTGTCAGTCGAACCTAGTTCACCCCCTCAATCGAGGTTTAGTTATGGTGGAGGTGATGGGTACTGCCCCCATGTCCTGCCCAGTCTTCGATTTGTATCAACAAATTGTGATTCTATTTATACCACAAACACTCTTAATAGTCAAGTGCATTTTTCATTTGGTCTAAATGTAATTTTTCTCTGTTTGCAAGATGCTCTTCTTTAATCTCTTCTTTAGATTGTCCATGATAACGAACTGCATGATGATTATCTACTAAGAGTTGATTGATATTGTGTTCACCACCAAACCAAAGTTCACCCAAAATACGTCCAAACTTACCTCTATCATCTTTGAATGTTTTCAAGGTAAGGTCACCAGCATTTGTCCATTTTGTTAAAAATGCGGCCGCAGCTTTTCCATATTTTTTTTCTACTTTGTCAGATGTTCTAGATTCTGGTGTATCAATACCATACATTCGGATACGTTGATTTCGCATCCAAACACCGAACCCCAAGTCAATGTCTACATCAACTGTATCTCCATCAACCACTCTAACCATTTTACATTTGTACTCGTACATTTAATTCCCCAATACGATATTCGTTTTTTGTGATGGTGGTTTATTAAATCTAAAGTTATTACCACCAGCAATAATACACGCAAGTTGTGGATTAATTATTTCTACAACACTGAACGTATTAGTTTCTAGGTTAACTGCAAGAACTATTTGTGTCTTAATAAATTGTTGACCATCAATTGCAGCCGCAAGACCATCTCCTTGCATATATGGAAGTTCACCAAATTGACCACCAATAAGGTTAGTTACGTTTTCTACTGTATTACAACTTACTGGTTTTTGTGAATTGTAGGTATTCTTTTCATGTTCTGCATACGCACTTGTTGTTAGAACAAGTGATAAAACCAATGCACTAAATGTTTTTCTCATTTTGCTTCTTTCCGTACAATTGACCTATTTCTTCCATTATGTCTTGATTGACACAATTCATCATAGTGGGTAAAACTTTATTGTTGTATGCACTTGCAGATTTACTAAAAAGTCTTATTTGATTATTTCTTGCAAAAGTCATACACTCTTCTTGTGAATCAAAAACCAACTCTGGTATCCACAAAGGTGTTTCATCTTTCCCACCAGCACTAAGCTGCGCTGTCATTACTACTATTATGAACCATTTCATTTTCTTCTTTTTCCCAATGTGTTGTGAAATCGTCTATAGATTCTACTAGTAGTGGTAAGTAGTCATGTTTAGTCTTTATGAACTCTTGAACGATTCCGTCTTCTGTTACAACTAGAATTACAATCTGATTAATTTCAATTCCAGTTCGTTCTTCAAACATTTCTGCATATGCAGACGCTTGAATATAGTAAGACTCATTCCAGTCATCATTCCGTTCTTTGGTTGATGTTTTGAAATCTACAATAGATGGGATACCGTTATACTCAGCGATACAATCTACTCGTCCTGCTACCATATATTTATCAGAGTATAACCCACACTCTTGTGCATAGATGTTATCCACTTTTTGCATAAGTATAGGTTTCATCTGACCAAATAACACATAAGGAAGAAAGTTTTTCTTATGTGTTTCTTCATCAAAGTTATTATTTAGAAAATCTTCACACATATGGTGAACCTTAGTTCCTCTATGTGCAGCTGTTCTTGCAACATAATTTGCAACATCATCACCGACTTTCTTTCTCCATTCCATAAGACCTTCCATCTTACGTCTTTGTAAAACAGTGGTAATAGAAGGATAAAGTTTACCCTCTGGAGTTAAATAGAATCTCTTGCGATTGACATTTTTAGTAGAGAGTTCTGGTATCTCCACCGACTTGTGTGTAAACATAATATATCCTCACAGTTAAATTTTATACATCATAACAAACTCAAACCAGTTTGTCAAGTCAAATAAGTTGTAGTGCAGCTTCTGTAGTTTCGTTAACTCTTCGTGTCCAACCACGACCAAAGGTTTTGAAGTGTTTCAACTTTTCATAATACTTTTGTCTGTCTGATTGATATGTTTTGACAACATTTTCAATACCATGTTTTTCAACATACGCATCAATCTTTTTAAGTGAGTTGGGGCCGATACCACCATCAACTGCTGTACCAACAATCTTCTGAATAAACTTTGCAGCTCTTCCAGTTCCAGCGTTAACACCAAAATCGAAAATGCAAAGTGCGAGTGCTGGGTGAAGGTCATCACCTTTTACTCTATCCCAATATTCGGTTTTATAGATAGGTGCAACATCTAACACTTCTAAATCTCTCATAGATTTTGGTCTAATACCATTACTTTTACAATACGCATCATAAACTTTCTTAGTCACGCCTAAGTTAGTTTCGCCGCCTGGGTCATCTGGATGATTTACATATCCGCCTTCATGATGTAAAATCATCTCTAAACAACGATTGTATTCTTTGTTTATCATTTACCTTGTCCTCTATACTTTTTATAACTTCGTCTTTTATGTTTATTCATTGTAGAAGTTATAGGTTTCTTGCCCATAGAAGTTCCCTTCTTAGTGGGTTCATGGATTGTAGTTGAAAACATTTTAGCCATTATACTTCAACTCCTTTTTTTGTTTTACTGATTAGATAACTTCGTACCAAACCAGAACGAACAATATCACCAATATTAAATTCTACTGAAGCAAATTCTTCCATTTCCGAAATGATATCTAAAAATCTAGGCATACCATCTTTGTCTGCACTTTTAGTTAAATCAGATTGGAAGAAATCACCAGAGAAAATAATTTTGGAATCTTGACCAACTCTTGTCATGATTGTATCTAGTTCATGAAAGTTCAAGTTTTGACATTCATCAACTATGATAATAGAGTTGTCTAATGTAATACCACGCAGATATGATGTTGTTAAAAACATAACAGAGCCTTGTGCTTTTAATCTATCGTATAACATTGTAAATGCTTGGTCACTAGGTTGTTCAAACATAAACTGCACCATGTTTTGATATGGTATCTGATACAATGCAGTTTTATCTTCTTCATCGCCCGGCAAGAAACCAATCTCTCTTGTAGGAACTGCACTACGAATTAGATATACACAGTGATATGGTGTACTTGGGTCTAATACTTTTTCCAGTGCAAGATATAAAGAGATAAAAGTTTTACCAGTTCCAGCGGCTCCATGAAGGAATAATTCTTTATTATTTTTTTTCCATTCCTCAAAGGCAACTTTTTGATTATCTGTGATTGGTTTAATAGTTACCAAATCATCAATTTTTACGTCTTGTTTTTTCGCCATCACACATCCTTCAAAATCTTATGTTTCTTCAATACTTGTCTAGTATTTATATCCTTTGTAGACTTCTTGCCGTGGCGATATGCAAGTGGACTGCCAGGATGTGCTTCTGCAATTCGTGAAAGGTTGTCTTTCCATCCACTATCATTTTTAATTCTATCACCAGTGCCAGTATATGACATGGCAAACAAAGATGGTAATTGTTTTATATGTGGGTTTTGTTCTAAGAACTTTTCTCTATCTGACATGGAAAATAATTCTTCAAACTCTTCTCCAGTTTCAGTATTTTTAAAACTATAAGTTGGCATCAATCTTCTTCTTTAATTTTTCAATCTCTTGACGTTGTTCTTTAATTCGCAACATCAGTTGATGATTTGTTTTTTGCATTTCAGCTACTTCTTTCATCCACATTTCTTCTCTAGACATATGTGGTTTTTCTATCCATCCACTTAGTTGATTATCTTTACTAACATCATCTATAGGTGAATCTAGTGGGTCATCTGACATTATTTTCCTCTCTTGTCTCATTTTCCAGAGCATCCAATCATAATACCGTTCTGGTTCTGGGTCATATTCTTGTACCATACTGGAGCTCCTCTTTCTTTCCAAGTTGCGAACCTTCTCTTTGCAACAACATAAAAATTACGATATGCTTGTACTGTATCACCTTTTACCATACACTGTGGAAACTCTTTCATAGCCTGTGGTACTGGTGTAGTCTTTCCTAAACTAGGCATATTCTTTGGTGGTTCTCGTAACATCCACCAGTTTTCTTTTGCACCATGTTCTTTACCATACCTATATGTATATTCCTCACAAATGAGTTTATAGTAGGTAAACATTAACATATAATTCTCACGACATTCCCTTAGCCATATATTAGTTGGGTGATTGACATGACCAGCAAGATACAAATATTTGTTCATCTTACGGTCTGGGTGTCTCCATCTTTTAATCTTATGACCTCTTGCAGTTTTATCATAGTACATTTCACCATCAAGAACTCTATGTGCAGTACACAACATCTGTTTGTATTCTGTAGGCATCTTGACTATATGTTTGTCACAATGATATTCTATAGAAGTCCAAGGGTCTTCATCTAAATAAAAAAAGTTCATAACATTTTAATCCTATGTAAAGTGTCTAATACTTTGTCTTCGGTTGCCCAACCGATTACATCATCAGTAATAGGAGTACTGTAACATAAATCTCCAGTGGAGTCAAGTACTGCGATTTCATACAGCCCTTGTTTTCCACCATAAGATGTATCATGTTTTACTATAGATGCACCATATCCATTTTCAAATTGATATGTATATCCAACTCCATTATTGATATTATATTTTTTTGTATAACCACTTAATTTCATTTTTTCACCTATTTAATATCTTCAAGTTTAGAACCACCCTTACATACATAACCAGGCGGTGCCCATAATGTGTGATTTAAATCACCCTCTTCTGTACACTCTGGACAGAATCCAAATCCATTATCAAGAATTTTTACAACATGACCTTTATCACATTTACCTACCAGACCAGTAAACTCAAATAAATGTTTTGTTACTCCGATTGCCATATTAATATTCTATCCCACATAAACGAGCTGCCCACATATCGTTACATAATTCAAGTAATTCGTGGTCAGTAAGTTCCTCATGTAACTTTTTTCTCTTTAGTTTTTTCTGTGCTTTATCATAAATCACTAAACAATGTGTAGATGTTTTTTTTACTTTTTTAACAATTTCTCTAACTATATTTACAACTTCTTTTTGTTTATCATTATATTCTTCTGTTGGTGTACGATACTTAAAAGCTGTAAATTTAGACATCTCTTGCATTTACTTTTCCCACCTATAAAATATATGGTCTTCTATCTCAATTGTTTTAGTTTTAGTTTTTCTCCAAGCAGGATAAACATAATCTGCATGATAATGTGTTGCACCTTCAGTTATATCTACAACTGATATATCACCATAAACTAAATCAAGTGCCATGTCATATAATGCACCGTATGTTGTTGGTTCTTTTGGGTCATCACTTTTACCATCACAATACCAGCTAAACTGACATCTGTTTTTTATTGGAAAGTATTTTCTTTCATGCTCTGGAACATCCTTACCTCTAGTTTTCCAAGATTCTCTAACAGGCCCTTGATGTACAACCTCACAGATTGTATTAGGATACCTATCGTCTTTTACACGATTTAATACAACTAGACTAACTGCAAGTTGTCCAGCAAGTCCTTGACTACGAGCTTCGTAGTACATATTTTTTGCAAGACAAGTTGCCTGTTTGTCTAGATACTGTGTTACATCATGTGGTGTTACGTCTACACCAGAAGCTGATGCAGACACAACAAAAGTAGTTAATAGTTCTTTAAGCACTTTTTTCTACCATAAACGCATCCAGATATTCTGGATTAGAAGTTTGAAGTGTGTAAACACTACCGAAATACTTTTCAAAAGTTCTCAGTAAGTTTATATAGTCTCCAGATTTCATCTCATTCAAGATTCTATCTTTTGTTTCTTTATCAAACCCACTTTTCTTCATGGTTTCATTTGCATATCCCAAGAGAACGAAAGCGTTCCCTTGAGAACCATCTAGGTCTATGACGGTAGTAGATGGTCTACCTTTAGCTTTAATTGTCATACTGGTTCTCCTTCCAAAGTTTCAAATCCCATCATAGCAACAACATACTTCTTGTTACCAACTAACATTTGGTCACCCATTGAGGTTGACCGTAAACCCATACCACCTTCATGTAAAGGTGCCATCACAGTGACGTTAGGGTTATAATCACCATTTGGTTCACCGTTCTCAAAAAATTCTTTCTTGATAGACCATGAACCCATTACGTTGTTAGTCCAACGATAAGCGTACTCCAAAGTCTCATTCAAGGATGGCAACTCTGGTGCATCTACTAATGCTACTGTATGTGGTGTATCACCAAAAGCAGCATGAATTACAGCAACTTGTGTCATTTCTCTCTCCGTTAAAATAATTTAGTTCCGTTTTCGGCAGCCTTTTGCATCTCAAAAATTTCTGCCTGTTCATTCATGAATTGGTCTTGCATTTCTGCATCAACCATACTCACAAAACTCTTTGTCAAGTGAAACCACTTGTTCACCATAAGATTTGCAGTTTTCTGCTTCTCTGCATCACTCATTCGTGCAAGCATCTCAACAATCTGTTCTGCTGTCAGTTTTGCCATTTTCATAATAACCTCTTTTCTCATTGTTACGAATCATAGTACCATGTTTTGAGAACAAAGTCAAGTACTAAATTACTCCATTTTCCCAAACATCATCTGCAAGTTTCTTTTCCATTCTATAGGCTTCCTTTTCCCAAGGCAAATCCCAATAGTTGGTATCCTCTGGAATCATTTTAGACTTCCATCTAGCATGACCTTTAACAATACCATCATTCATTTCATTTCTTGCATACTGTTTAACATGAACCATTTCATGACATAATGCTTGTACCAAATCTTTGATACCTATTTTCTTATCAAGTTCTATTTCAAACTCACGATTAGTATCTTGCATCATGCAAAATCCAATCGCATCACTTTTGATAGTGACTAAATTAACAGTAATATCTAAAGTTCTAAATTTAGGAAGTAACTTTTTAATCATATGACTAACAACTTTATGACAGATTTCTCTCTGCACTTTGTTTCCACCATTTACTTCAACTATGTTCATATTTCTCTCTTTCTGACTATACCTTCAAGCTATACTATTTCAATAGTAAAGTCAAGCATTATTTTTTTCCTTATAAATCAAGGGTTTTGGGAAATAAAAAAGAGGGGGTAGCCACAACTACCCCCTAGTGTGATTCGCATATGGTCTTTGAGAGAGAGAGTGAGAGGTTACCATATCTCGAATCGTATTACAGTTATAACACTATTTTTGTACAGAGTCAAGTCTCACATAATCATCATTCCAACCAAACGCTGTTTTCACAACATTGTCTGACAGACCTTTGTACTTTTGATGCAGAACTTTATCTTTTGCATGACAAATAACTTCTGCTTCTGAATGATGCAATCCTTCTAACATTTGAATGAACATAGTTTCCTTTTTCATTCTAGGTGTTTGATTATCTGCACCCTCAATAAAGTGATATAATCGTCTTGCTTCTTGAGAAAGAAGCGTATGTTCCGTTCCCTCTGGCGCCTCATTAGGTTTAAAAGGAACAGAGCCTTCTGGTAAGACCCATTTAATTTTTGGGTCAAAAGAAGACTTTATTACCATTCTAAGAGCTTCACTATCGTGTTCTTTTAGAACTGCAATCTTTTTATCTTTAGTTTTTGCGTTATTCACCTTTGTCAAAACTTCTGACAAAAGTGGTGTATATGTTTTAACTGCCATTAGAAATCTCCAATATTCTCCATTAAGTTTTTAAGTTTATACTTGATAAAATAATTTAGTAGTTGTTTTCTATCTCCGTCAGGCATATTCAAATAAGTTTGAATACACTTGTTCACTAATTCTTCTGGAATGTAATTGAGGTCTATTAGAGTTCTGTTTCTGTGAATATTTCTCATCATATCTTCATTACAGAAATCTTCTGGGTTCAATTCAATCCAAGTCGCAAGTTTTCTTTTTGAGATAGGCCTTTGCCTTAGTTCATCTACAAAAGTATTATCTGGTGATAAAAAGTTTGGAACACCATCACTTCTATCACCTTGAAGTATATGCGTCTTAATATATGTAGTAGGGTCTACACCGTTGATAAATTTCTTTTGAGTTGGACTATATTGCGATACAAAGTTATGTTGTTGTAGTTGAATAAAATCCTTGTCTCCAGAGAGTATCAATACCTTTTCATAATTCTTTGGTTCTTTTGCAACATGAAAAACAATAGATGCAATGATATCATCAGCCTCTGCGTTTTCTACTTGCAATACTTTATATGGGAAAAATTCATTCAATTCATCACGAATTAAATGTAAAGTATCAAAGATAGAATTCCAATCTAATTTAGATGCTTTTCTATCTTTTCTACGACTATGTTTGTAGTTAGGGAATACATCCCTTCTCCAATTAGTTTTGTCATCATAACAAAGCACAAGTTCACCATACTCACCAGAGAATCTACTACGATATCCTCTAAGAGAATTCAGAACCATATGTCTAACTAAGTCTGGTTCTATTTCTTTTCGTCCACCAATTTGCACCATCAGATTAGATAGTGTCACTTGGTTCATATCAACTAATATCATCTCCGTTACCATCATCTTTCGATTGAGGAATTAAATCGTCAATCTTATGTAAATTCACTTTTGTCACTATAGTTTTATCTTCTTCATTCAATTCAGTTTTAACAACCAAGTCCATAAAACTTTGCATGGGATGTGAAAATCCCATTTGTCTATATAGAGCTCCTCTAACTACTTCATTGAGGAAACTTATGTCACCTATAAATCTATCCTTCTTAATATCAAAACCATTTTCACCTACATTATGAATCAGATTAATCATTAGACCTTCTGCAAGATTATCACAGAAATCTAAATCTTCTTTCATTTTAACAGCATCTAAATCATCAATGATTGGTATCTTTTTTTGACCTTTAAATTTAACTGGAAATTCTATGACATTATCGCTCAATATCCTAACTCCGCTTTTCTTTTTTCAACTTTTTTGAGATATCTACGTCTTCCAGCAGCTTTTGCCTTTCTACGTTTTTCACCCTTACTTGTGAAGTAAGACCTTTCTCTAAGTTCTTGGAAAAAACCATCTTTCATTAGTTTCTTTTTAAGAACTCTTATAGCACCATTTACATCAGATGTAGTAGTACCGTCTTTATTCTTAACTTGTCGAACCGTTACGGTCATACCTTCATCTTTTGGATACTTGTCTTTCTTTCTATGAAAGTTTCTATTATTATACTTGTATCTCATAAAGCTCCTTCTAGTTATTTAGTTTGTATATTTGTTCACATACTCCACTGTTTTTTATTAAATCAGTGGTATGTACTATTATTTGTGGGTAATATGATACTATCACAAAACCTACAATTATCCCTAAGATAAATTTCAACATTATGTTATCCTATCAGAAAGTCTACGCAGAGTCAAGTACTTTTTCAACACAATCTACAGCTTCACTATCGAAACCACCAATGTGCCAATCATACTTTTCAGTAGGAATATATCCATCTTTCCAATTGTAAACAGTAGCAGTTACAGTTTCAAAGTCTTCTATTCCAGTATCATCTGTAAAAGGAACTTTGAACTCTATTGCCCATTGTGCATTGACCTTTTCATAAGGACTTGCATCTGTCATAGTTGGTTCACCAAACACCTCAACTAACTTATCGTAGGTGGTGGTGATTTTTCCTTGTAAACTAGTCATGTTGATGTTTACTGAATCACACGCTAAAAAGTCTAACATTCGATTATTTCTCCTTTCCCAATCCAGACTAATAGTTCTTCAAACAAAATCTCCCATGTATCCTTTCTCTCTTTCAAGTAATCGAAAGCATACACATTTTCTTTTGCCCATTTGATAGCATCTTTTGCATTATCAAACTCACCTTTCAAACCCAACTTATTCGCTTGAGTATAAACGATATACTTTTTATCCTTCATAAAAGCCTCCTTGTTCCATTGGTGTATCAAGACACTTTTGAGCATTCTCTTGTGTCATGTAATCAGTATACCTATTGTAAGGCACAATCATACCACCACAATCTGGGTCTTTACAGACCGAACCGACATACCACCCAGCGGCAGAAGCCATCACGATTGGTTCTGATACTGGCATCCAAGTACCATACACATTTGTGTCGTTGAATTCAATGTCTTTGATGTTTTTTGCGATTTTCATAATTTACCTCTCTCTCAATTATATTATCATTCTACCATGTTGTGACAACAATGTCAAGCACTTTTTAATAGTACCCCCAAAAATCATTCCACATATCGTCTACCACACCTTCTGCGATACCGATATCGAAATGAGTTGTCAAACCCAACTTCTCTACCACAAAGGCTTTCATCTCTGCGATATGTTCACACTCACCAATCTTGGTTTCAAGACCTTCAATATCAAAGACCTTCTCTTCGATATCCATCATGTAGTTCTTAATTTTACTCATTTTTACCTCTTTCTCTTTATCTTACTCTTAGAGTATATCTTGTTTTGAGAACAGAGTCAAGTCTTTTTTGGGAAAAATAGGCTAAAAAAAACCCTTGAAAATCAAGGGTTTAATTTATTAATTATAGATTTTTTACTAGTTTTTTCAGTTTTTTCTTAGATTTACCCATCATTTTGGTCTTTTTGACCGAATCAAGGTTTTCTAGCGAATCACCCACTATTACAAGTGCAATCATACCCATGCCTTTATGGGGAGTGCAAACGTAAAGATATACACCTTCTTTTTCAAAAGTAAAAGAAACCTCTTTGTTATTCTTACTTTTGATTTTTTCTACACCCTCTGGTACAGTTACAAACTGGACATTATGTCCTTTACTGGTTGGCACCCAAGTAATTGTGTCACCCACATCTACTCTGGCTATATCTTCTGAATAAACCATCTTTGCACCGTCATCTCGTTTATTCAACATTTCAATCGTCATATCTTCTGCATATACAGAAGTTGAAAGCATAACAAATAATATTGTAAATAATCTAATCATTTTAACTCCTCTAGTTTTTTATCATACTCTGCATTTGTTCTATCATTCATTTCATTCAAATGATATCTCAAATCTCCATTATGGGGATACTCCCATCTTAAATCGTGCATTATTTTATTGTTCGCACTTAACTGTCTGCCTCTTTGCATTTGGATAATTGCTCTTTGAAAGTATAATCTTACTGCATCACACACATGACAAGTACGCTCATACACAGCGCTTGCTACTGACATTATAGTCTCCTTTTCCGAAATAGTAGTTTTGATTTAAACTACATTACTATTTATAATTAATAACCCATTTTAAAAACGCAATACTGTCATGCGTTTCCGTAAACAGTGTTATGTGTATTGTTCACACGAACAAATGTTGTACATTTAGAAAGTGCTTTTAGTCTTCTCGCACCAACATATGTGCAAGCAGAACGAACTCCACTTAATATATCTTTTACTGTATCTTCTACTTTACCACGATAAGGAACTTCTACAGTTTTTCCTTCTACACCACGATACTCATTATGATTACCGTGTCTATCCATTGCAGATTCAGATGCCATACCGTAAAACTTCATGACACCATTTTCAACTTGTCCATCACATTCATCATGTCCTGCTAACATCCCACCAATCATTACAAAGTCTGCACCACCAGCAAATGCTTTTACAATATCTCCAGAAGTAGTACAACCACCATCTGCAATGATATGTCCACCCAAACCATGAGCTGCATCTGCACATTCTATAACTGCACTAAGTTGTGGATATCCAATACCAGTTTTTATTCTTGTTGTACAAACAGAGCCAGGGCCAATACCAACCTTTACAATATCTGCACCAGCAAGAATTAGTTCTTGGGTCATATCAGCAGTTACTACATTACCAGCAACAATTGTTGCATCTGGACACTTTTCTCTTAGTTCTTTTACTGCGTCAACAAAACGAATAGTATATCCATTTGCAACGTCTAGTCCAATAAAATCAGAGGTTTGTTTTGATAACAAATCAGTATCATTGATACCTCCGAACCAGCATATATTTTTATTTCCACTGTTGAAAGTTATAATATTGTTTTTGAGATAATGTTTAGCTGGACAAGTAATCATATCAAACTTAGATAAAATACTGTGCATAGCTGGTGTTCCTACAGTATCCATATTTGCTGACATTATAGGAATACCAGTCCAAGATTTTTTAGAGTGTAGGAAAGTATGAGTGCGTTTCATAGAAACATCACTTCTAGAATTCATTGTTGACCTTTTGGGTCTAATTAGTACATCTGAGTAGTCAAGTTTAATATCATCTTCAATTAACATTATTACCTCGTCATTTTGAACAGTGAGTCTACTTTATTAGTTCTTGTAGATTTTTTTGGTTTTGTCTTTGGTTTTGGTTCAAAAGATTCTTTCGCTCTTTCGGCTTCTTCTTTCATTCTTTTTTCATATTTTCGTTCTTCATCACGCTTAGTCCACTTACATTGCTCTCTTTGTGATAGTTGATATTTAAATCTTTCTTGTACTTCTTTTGCATTATTTGTCCATTGTAACATAAATTTAATCGCAATATATCCATCACCTTTAAACATAAGTTTACCATCTCTGTAAACTTTACCTTTTGAATTATCTAATTCAATTGAACAGTTTTTACAATCAAACCTCATCTTTATGCAGTCCTACAAAATATTCTGCATCAACTACAACTAGTGGTTTATGATTATTTCTTTTAATCACCACCACTGGTTCATAGTCTTTGCTATTTTCGACTGCCTGAGAATAGGATTCCCATATGTTTAATTTTTCTTGATTTTTACACTCAACAGAATAAGGGAACTTTTCTCTTGCAGCCCTTGCCATAATCAAGTCTTCACCACCAGCACCCATAGACCTTGATTCAACATCCTCTGGGTGTACTTGTAATTTTTCTATTAGTTGGTCACGAAACCATTGTTGTAATCTTCGACCTTTTGCTTTTGCACTTTGTGTCTTCATCTTGTTAATATTGCTTCATCCGTATACATATTATACTCATCATGAGTATCACACCATCTTGCATAATCCTTTTCACACACATTACAACGACAATGATGACACACTAATACTTGTTTACTTTCTTCAAAATCTTTATAAAGTTTAGTATCACAATGTGCTTCATGACCACAATTTTTACAACCACTAACAGCCATCTTCACTTACTTCATAACAATTACAATCATGACAAACATCATTTACACACTCTTCACAATCAGTACCACAATGGCACTCATGACCACATCTAACACATTTAGTCATAGTCGTACTCCTCATAGTTATCGTCTATATCGTCTTCATCATCAATATTTATCTCACCACCACAAAAGACGCAATGTCTAACATGGTAATGAGATGTTGACATACCAAATTGAACTTTGAACTCTACGTCACAATCGTCACAGTACAAAACTTTTTTTGTCATTGTATCTCACAAAACCCAGCCGCACACGCAAGTTCTTGAGAACCAACAGTCATATCAGTTTTCTCATATTCACCTAACATTGACCAATCAACTATCTTAGGCATTTTATTTAGTATATCTTTATACATTTGTTCATCACAATCTTGATAGGGTGCTTGTTTATATGTATGGTCACTAAATGGTAAGAAACTTACACCAGACATATAATCAAAATGTTTGTAAACCCATGCACCGACTTCTAACCACTCATGTTCTTTTACAGAGATAGTCACAGATGGTTTATGTTCACACCAATGTTTTTGATATATCAACCATAATTCAAGTTGTTCAATCGCAGTCATATCTGTTCTGAAAACAGAGTTTTCATCAACTTTGATTGGAAATGAAAATACAGAAGTATGATTTGGATTCATTACATCATCTTCTACTGGAAACCCAGCGTCTACCATCATCTTTGTAAGTGGGTCTTTTTTGTCACCACGAACAGTTCTAATATAATATGGGTTATGTCTTGCATGAATACCAGAAGCTGCATCTACAAGTTGTGATACAGTACCAGACGGTTTAACACAAGTAATTGCAGTTGCACGATTAATACCAAGTTTCTTTGCCCACTTCTTATTAGTTGCAACTGCATGGTCTTTTAACTTTTCTAGTAATTTTTCCACACCATCTCTTTTACCATTTGTGAGAGGACTATCCATAATACCAGTAAGTGATACACCAAGAAGTCTTTCTTCACTACAGTTCTTTTTCCACATTGCAGATACATATTTAAAGTTTGTCAATGTAGATTGAAATGTACCAAGAATAGTTGCAAGTTCTACTTTCTTCATGAGAGACTCTTCTGTATCAGTAACACGAATTACTGCTTCTGAAAGATTACAAAACTCTCTATCTCGTAAGATGATTTCAGAACAAGGATTAGTTCCAAACTCATATCCATCTACAACTCTACGACCATTCTTTGAAGCCATTTTATTTGCAGACTCACGATTAAAAATACCTCTTTCACCAGACTTAGAATCATAAAGAGATTTCCACTCATCCATGAAGATACCAATATCTGGTTTTTCAGAATAACACGCAGAGTTGTTTGCAAGTGCTCTTTGACCATTCTGTTCCCACCATTGTCCAGCTTTTGCATGACGCATACGGTCATCAGATAAATTAGAAAGACTAATTAATGCACTTCTACGAACACCACCAACAACAACAATTTCTGCAATTTTACAAACAATATCATGACACTCTAGTGATGATAGTTTTCTACCTTGTGCATTTTTAAAAGTAGTAACACAAAACTCAAACAAACTTTCTAGTGGTTCTGGGCCAGATGCACGACCACCAAATGTTTTGAGTGGAGCACCAGCAGGACGTACTTTTGATAAATCCCATTTTGGAATTTGACCAATATATAACATACCTAATAGTTCTTTAAAACCTTTTGCCCAACCTAGTTTACTATCTGCAACTGTAATAACAGTGTCAGACATATAAAACTCTTCTGCAACAACTGGAAGTGCAGCTGTATATTGTCTTTCTACAGAAAAACCAACACCAGTTCCGTTCATCAATACATAGAGTATTTCATCAAAAGCTGCAACTCTATTTACTGCAACATAAGAACAATTATAACCAGCAATATTTTCTCTTTTTAAAGCCTCACCAGCAGTCATTAAACACCTCATGGAAGGCATTACTCTAGTTGCAATAATTGCTTCTTCTAATTCATCTTTTACTTTTTGCTCTAATTTATATCCACACATTTCTTCTAAGTGTGACTCAAAAAAATTAAAATATCTTCCTACAGTTTCACTCCAAGTTTCTCTACGGCCTTCTTCTTCTAACCATCTAGAGTATCTTGATAAATGTATGAATTGTTGATATTGAGTTGGTAGTTGATTTGATATAGACATCCATTTCTCTCCTAAACTTTTTTCCAATGTGATAATTGTGTCTTTGCTTCTAAACCAGAAAAGGTGTTTTTATGTATAATATTCAAGATTTCTAGATTTGTTTTTCCACCAACTATCATATCATTTATATCCTTCTCTTTTACATATTTCGGCCAGATTACGACACTATAATCTTCTGCAACCGCTTTTTCTATGTTCTTTACAATTTCCCTATTTCTAGGTTCATTGTCAAATACTAACGTGCTTTTACCTTTGTACTGAGGTAAACGTAAATCCCCTTGAGCCACTGCAATACAGTTTGGAAGAAAAAGACTATCAATAGGGCCTTCCACGATAATAATGTTCCTATTATTGTCAACCCTATCAAGACCAAAGATTTTTTCACTTTCTTGGTCAAGTACAATCGTAATGTACTTTGGTTTTTCTTTCCCAAAAGCTCTTCCTTGATACGCAAACACTTTATTATCTGCATCACGAAAGGGAATCACCATCCGTGGATGGTCATTCGTCAAATCCTTGAACTTATTAGGTATTAACTCATTAGTCCAAGTAAAAAACTTATTGACCAAATAAATATCGTTATATCTATTTTGTGGTATAAGACGTTTTCTAATAGATTGCACAGCTGGGTGGTCTTGTCCAAGTTCTCTGAATGACTTGTGTTCTGATAAAACGTCTTTCTGGATGAAGACTGGTTTGGGTATATTGAACTTTGGATTTTCGACATTTCCACCTCTTCCATTAGCTGTAGAACCTTCCTTGTATCTTTCAACAAGGTATTCTTTATATAGGGATTCGTCAACCTCTAGAACTAAGTTCGCAAGATTTGTTCCCTTTGAACAGTTGTGACACTTATAGAATAAATCATTTTTTGTTCTATAAACATAACCTCTGGCTTTTGATTTTGACTTTTTACTATCTCCACAAAATGGACAACGAAAATTCCACAAGTAATCACCTTTTTTGGTGAACTTGGGTAATCGGTGTGACATTAAATTGAGATATTTAATATCTACATATGTACTCATGTTGTAGATATTACATGAAACTTAACAGAAAGTCAAGTCAAATATTGATTGTAATCACTTTTTGTATGATGAAGCCTGCGACAATTGAACCCCCAACAATAACCCATTTCCACTTTTCTAACATACCCACACGATTTGACATTTCTTTTCGTATTGTTTGAAGTTCTTCTAATAATCTACGTTCCATCTCTGACATATGTTGAGATGTTTCTTTTGCATTGGTAGTAATACGAGAGTGCAACTCTTGTACATTTACTCTAAGTTGTTTTTCACTCTCTTCCAATGTCTCTTCTTGTCTTGCAAGTTTTTCTTCATGAACAGCAATAACAGTATGCAGTGAAGAAGAGACTTCTGCTATCTTTTCAATAGCAGAATCAAGACGAACATGAATACCCTTCATGTCATCCACTTCTCTTTTCAATAGTGCAATTTCTGTTTCCACTGACACTTATTTTCCTCCGACAGCTGGTAAGCCATCTACAAACCCAAGGATGTTACCACCCTCATCTATTTCCACATGAAGTTTTTGACAAGACCATCTTGCTCCACTTTCATATTTTTCATCTGGGTCTATTTGCATATTTCTTTCGATTGTTCTCTTTGTTGATAAACAATCACTTAATCCATCACGAACTGTGTATTCAATAAGTTCACCATTCCCTATGTACAATAGTAAAACAAACTCTATTATTTTCATTTTTTCTAATGCTTTCCGTTTCCCACTGCCTCGTAATGATTACTAACTATTCTATCTTTTAGGTCATCTATTGCACCTTCTAACTTTAAAATTCTTGTTTCAAAAAATTGTAATGTTAATGCTTGTTGTTGGTCATAAGGTGCTTTTCCCTCTTCAATATCTTTGGACAGTTTTTCTAGTTCTCCAGCGAGATGTTCAATTAACATGAACTGCTCACTATCAGCTGGAAGAGAGCCCATCTCTCCTCTCGGCCATTTGATTCGGAACTCTGTATTCTTTTCCAAATCTGCCATCATTAATGTTTGTTCAGTTTCTAAATTGTTTATTCGCTCAATAATACCAAAGTATGCCCAAGTTGCAATTGCAACTCCAGCAACTATTGATAATATATTTCTTAGTGGCATCGCCACTTGTGTTTCATCTGATAATTTTGCAGCCACAAAATCACCTCCTCTATTATTATTTATGTATTGTCAAAGTTTTGACTAAAGTAATAATTTGACTAACTATTTTGTCAACTTTTCTACTTCTTGCAATCTTCGTTCCAACTCGTCAATTTTCTTTGTTACATATGGATATTTTTTTCTCCATGCATCCTCTGGTTGTTTAAACCAAGTCCACCCCCACCGTTCAACGAGGTAATCTAAAATCATATCAAACTTTGCATAACACCAAAGTCCTGCTCTTGTTCCTTGAAAGTATGCAAGAAAAGCCGCACCTAATAATGAACCAGCGATACCAGTATAAATCCATAACCTATCAGAAGCCATTCTTTCAATCATCTCTAATATCATACGTCATATCCTTTTACTCTTTTAGCATATGTAGTAATATCATGGTCATAAACTCCATCAAATAATTGTAATTTAGACCATGCTTTTAATCTACCACGCATACTATCTAAGAACCTTCTCCACATATTCATTTTTACAATCATACCATTGTAACCAATGTATATATTCATTCCATGATGTCTATATCCCATCAACCACAAAGGAACTTTACATACAACATCATTGTTGTTCTGAAAACGATAATGTGGCACTTGTAGTGTTTTTACCCACCTTTTGTCACCCACTCTTGGTGAACCATAGGTGTATAAAGATTGTGGTTCTATTTTCTGTTCTTGAAATCTTTTTGCACATATAGTGGCCATTGCACCACCAAGAGAGTGTCCAGTGATGTAAATATTTCTATCTTGAATATCTAAAATTGTTGATATTAAATCATCCCAGACTTTGTTGATTTCACCTTGAAAACCAGCATGAACGTCACCTTTATTATGGAATCCTTGTTTTTGGATTGCATTTAAGTCTGCTTTGATATCTGATACTTCTTTAGGTTCTGTTCCTCTAAAACAAACAACTGCATCAGTATTATTCCATATAACATAACACTGTGCTCCATCTTTGTCAATAAATTTATAATAATCAAAACCATGTTTTTGAAAAGTTTTATTTGCATCCTCTGGTTCTTTATATGCAACTCCAGATAGAACAGCCATTAAATATGGTTTATTCTTTATCTCCGTCATCTTTTTTCCTTTCTGAAGGCTTCACAGCCTCCTCGTAGTACAAGATGATTTGTTTCTGTTGTTCAATATATCTTCTCAGTTCTGCAAAGTTTTTTCCAAGATTCTCATAATCTTTTATAGATATTGCAACATACGAATCTGCACCATTTTTTGCTTCAAATTCTTTTTTAAAGTCCTCAAAGTTTTCCTCTGGTGATACAACATAAATCTTTATTTCATTCATCTGTACTGCTTTTGGGTGAGGAACAGTTGGTATCTGTCTCTCTACAAGTTTTGTTACCGTAACAATTTCTTTTTCTGGTTTATAGAAACTAGAACAACCACTAATCAGTAGTGTTGTCACCAGTAACAGACTCAAGGTCATCCCAAAGTTTATCTGTCGCATTTTGCATCCTCTTCTCAATCAACCCAGGCTTTTTATTTGCAAGGTGGGTTAAATCGTGTTTATTTAGAGTATTTCGGAGTTCATCTCCATACTCTTCTGCTTTTCTTAAATCTGCATTTAGTTGGTCAGTCAGTGCATTTAAACGAATTGCATCCTCACCCATTTTTTTGATAGTCTGTTGGTTCTCTTCGTTTGCAACTTCCAACTTTGCATTGTTTTCACGCAATTGTGCAATAGTTGCTTGCGTTGTGTCGTAATAGTACTTGGCGGCATAAGCTGCACCGCCAAGTAACGCAATCACGAATATCATTGCATATAATCGTATCATTTTATCTCCAAGGCAACATGGTCATACTAAATTGATTTAATACTAGTTCTATGACAATCACTGCAAGTATACCACCTCCAAGTTGCCATGCCCAGTATTTCCAACCAGTTAGACCATCTGCCCATCTCCTAATTTTAGAATTTCTTGCTTTATCATATGCACCAGACTTCTCACCAATATGTCCTGCCCACCAATTAGGGTCAAGAATATTTTTTAACATAATTAAAGGCCAGAATATGATACGCAAGATTTTCATTATTCAGATTTCCAAATTGTCCAAATACCCCATGCAATTGCAAGTCCAGCGGCAATCTTTGCAAGAGGTGCCATGAAAAGAATCATAAGTCCTAGTCCAATGCATATTGCACCATCCCAAGACGTTCTTTCTTTCATTCTATTTTTAATCCAATTAATCATTTTTTTCTCCCTTGACAATGAGCTCTCTGTGAAAATCCTTTTGGATTATTACAGTCAATGCTCTTTTTGTATTTGTCACTCCATTTCTCATAACTAATCACTTTACTAGTTGTTCTAAAATCTTTCTTTCGCATAATCGTTTTGTTTGTTACTTCAAAACTATCATCACCTTTTGTTTTAATAACAACTGGTAAATTCAAATTTGTTGACATATCCTTGAGAACTGCTTCTGTGTCTGGATTATTTAATATATTTCTACCTTTATTTCTTTGTATCTTTTTAAAAAACCTCTGTAGTTCCGATACTTTAATTGCTGGACTATTTCGTGGGTCATTTAACCTATCTACGAAATGTCTAGTAAACTCTACATCAATACTATACTTCGCAAGTATTCTATCTGCAAACTTTTCTAAATCGTTTACATCTTTTTGTGTAAAGTCTTCATTCTTTTGTTTAGTAATCTTCTTCATCTTTTCAATGTACTTACGATACACTGCGGCCTCTGCCGTCTTTCCCATCACTCTCGCTCTCTGTTCCATAGCGATTGCGGCCTGTATCTTATGTGCATGAGATTTACCAGAAGATTCTATTTTCTTCACACTTGCCTTTGCAGTTTCAACATCTTTGAAACCAAGACCGTGAATAGTTCCCTTTGGATTTTCGTCTGTATATAAATCTGAATGTTTATCTGACCCAGCTGGTTGACCTTTTTTTCTAGGTATTCTGGGTGCTTCATTAATTTTTTTACCGTAATTTTCTCTATTCATAATTAAGAATAGTTTTTCTGCAAGTAAATTACCAGCAACATAATCTGCAAGATAATGAAATCCTGCTTTAACTCTACCAAGACCACATTCTTTTGCAGCCTCATAGATTCCTTTTTTATGTTCTGGGAACTTTTCTGTTACATATAACGCAACCAACATTGATTGACACGCATGACCAGATGGATAACTTCTTGTTTTATTAGTTGTACTGAACATAGGACGAATAGACCTATCAATCTCATGTGGTCTTGGATAGTCAAATAATTCTTTAAAATATTTTATAGTAGGCCTACATTGTTGGACTATACCCTCCATCTCTCCATCATGGAATTCTAGACCATGTTCTTTACAGTATTGTTCAATTGCATAAAAAGAGTGTTCGTCATGTAGACGTATTGAAGTCTCATCCTCTGGAGTACGTTTTGCAATAATATCTTTTAACATTGCAATTTCTTTATTTACGTCAAATGTAGGTGGGGGTAGTTTAATACGCTTGTATGCATTTTTTGGAAAAAAGTTATACTCTGGTTTTTCTTCAACCTTTTTAACTTTTTTAATAAGTCGTTTGACCTTTGCATTTAGATTTGCAACTGGTTTAATATTTCCATGACTTACATAGTCCACTTGATAACCTGCCATTGTATCTCCTAATGGTCATAAAGACCTTTTGTATTACTATTTATGTACACTGGTTTACAATAAGCGGTTGCTCTATGTTCTGGGGGAACTAATGAACTATAACTATAGTTACCATATCGTTTTACGATACGACTTGCATACCAATTGCAAGTGTCAATACTGCGAAAATACATAGGCTGACCGCCTTGTACATCACCACCTAATAGATACACCAAGAGAAATGCGTGTATCATCCATCACTTAAAGACAACATTTACAAGTCTCAAGAACTGTGATTTACCACCGTTATTGATGATGTCTTCCATTTTTTTTCTGGTATCTGGTTTTACTTTATCAAGTGCTTGAGTGATTGCAGACGCAGTAAACAAATCAACTTTCATTTTACCGTCTTTCATTTTGACAGGCATATTTTGTTTATTTTTAACAATCTTTCTAAGAATGTCTACATTTGCTTCATTAAGGTATTCTTCACCAAAATCATCCATCTGTTCTTTTACAGACTTTCTAAAAGCACTTTCTCTTTTTGCTTTTAGTTCCAACATTCTTTTCATAAATGCACGAGCTTCTTTAGTACGACCATCATACTTATTTTTTTGCATTTCTTTTTGTTTCTTTTTACTTACTGCATTTGGTGCCATATCAACTCCACCAGCTGCAACTGAATTTGCTGGTGCATCTTCTTGTTGAATACCCAACATCTCATCTTCGTAAAACTGTTTCATGATGTCATTAAATTTTACACTCATAGTTCCAAATCCTCTATTCCAACTTCTTTTATATCTTCTGCACTAACAAAGATTTTTGATTGTGTTGGTATATGTATAACTGGAAATATTTCTACTCCCAAGACAGTATCCGTAGGTGCAACTGGTTCAAATACTTGAACCTCATCACCTTCTAGTGCATCTGGACTGTCTGCATCCTCTTTATCAAATGTAATATCATTTGCAAGTTTATAGATACCTTTTGGTAATTTACCATCATCTAATGTAACTTCTTCTGATATTGTATTATCTAGTTCAATATTATTTTCTTTCAGATACTTCATAAATTCTTGTTCCCACATTTTTGGGTCAACATCTTCTTTGAAAGTATCTTTTAATAAAAATAATGCAGCTGCATAACTACCTAGTTTTGTTCTTAGACCAGGCACCTTTGCAAAAATCTTTTTAATATTAAAAACTAATTTATGGAGAACAGTATACGAATTTTTTTCTTTAATCGTATTTAAAATGGTAGGTACGTTGGTGCCAGGCTGTAAAATACGATTACCGTTCTTATCAATAACACCAAGTTTATATGCTTCTTGTTTCTCAAAAGGTGTTACCAGTATCTTGATAAACCTATAAGTAACAAATAAATCAATCGCTCTACCCATTATAGTTTCCTTAAAACTTCTGTAATCTTTCCATCATCATCTATTTCTTTCAATTCTTGTTCTGGTAACATATTCAGATATACAAGAAAAGATTTCAATTGAGGCCAGTGTTCTGGTTCAATTTTAAATAATAATAAAGTAGAAGCAGCATCAGGCCCGAATACATTATTTAATATAATAATATGATTCAACAATAAGCGTTCTTTAATGACACCATCAACTTTATATTTTTTAAGTAATCTCTTGATATACTTAAATCGTTTCATGTCATCATAAAACTCTTTTTCACCTTCGCATTGTGGATTATCATAATGTTTTAGTGCAAACAGTAATACATTATCAGTCGTTATCTTTTCAAACATTTAAGAAATTTGTGCAAATACCTTGTGAGTTCCAGTTGCAAGTTTCTCATATACGAAATTAATACTTCTACCACTTTCAGATTCGTTAACCACTTCTTCTGGGGCACTATCAGTATCTTTTCCATAAACTCCACCATGTTTCACAAGAGGTACAGAAATTTCTCCTTCTTCTCCAGTAAATTGTACATCACCAAAATTAATTCCAACTCGCATTAGTTTCTGTCTTAATTCATTTACAGCAGCTTCTGGATTTAAATATTCTTTAATTCCAATAGAACCAACAAATGCATTAAGTTTTTCAATGACAGAATCATCAGTCAAATCCATTAAATTACCATCTTCATCAATATGAGCACCATCATGTGCTTTGACAGATGCGTATTCTAAAAACGTCTTCATGCTTCATCTCCATGTTCCTCATCAAATCCATCTGGGTCTTTTTCACCCTCACCATAGATTTCTTGAAGAGGTTGTTTTTTCTCTTTTTTAGGAGCTGCAGTTTTTTCCACTGGTGCAACCTCATTAGGTTGTTTAACCATAGGAATACCACCAGCACCATATACAATGTTATCAACCATACTTTATCTCCTTAGGCAATAGTTGCGTTTAGATTTGCAACAACATACCATTTGTTATTAGTAAACAAACAAACAACAGCTTCACCAAGTGCGTTAAATACAAGTTGGTTAGTGTTACTTGCAGTTGTTCCCCAGTTGGTAACTGTTAAAGTGTAACTTCTTGAACTTGTTGGTGCAGTAGACATGATAATAATCTTAACTTGTCCATTTGTACCATCTGCAAGAGTACCAGTTGCACTAGAAGAAAAACTTGCACCATCTAACAAAGTGATAGATGCAGTCGTGTTAACATTTGTACTTCCAGTGATTGATTGTGCAGTACCGTCCAATCCAAGATAAGTTGGAATGTTATTAAAGACGTTTGCGATACTAATCTTTTTATTTACTGGTGTACCAGATGGGTCATCAATCACATGAAGTAAATCTTCTCCAGCGATTGCATTACCTAAATCTGTTAACGCAGTAATCTTTTTATCAGCCATTTATTTTCTCCTATTAACCCTTTTTCTTGGGAATGCTACTGTCGGTAGATTCCGACACCACAGTTTTTAAATCATTCAAAAACAAATCGCATTGTTGTATAGCACCACTAATTGCGTGGTGCTGTGCAACTAAATTTGTTCTCTCTGTATCAAGTTTATTCAAACTTTCTTTCACTTGTTGTAAGTCACTTTCCAGTGTTTGCTTACGAATGTTAATTTCAGTCTCAGTCAATTGAGGCATTATGTATCTCCATTATTTAAAATTACAATATTATATATTAACTATCTGGGGTTGCAATATCCTCTGCATCACCAGAAATACTTGAAGCTGCAACTAGAGTTTCATAGTGAACTCTACCAGCACGACCACCAGAACCTACAGTTCTCTTAACCCAACCGATATGAGAAACTTCTCTTCTATCGTCATCACCGTCTACACCAAGACCAAGATTTGCAACAGCAGTGCCTTGAACTGCATCAGTTACAATTGTAAAGGTCTGTGCGTTATGACCAGTTCCGATATTGATTGCAGTTCCACCAGAAGTAGCAGCAATCTTGAAAGTATCATCAGTTTTATCTCTTACGAATACAGTTTGACCGTCAGTTACGTTAGTCATCAAAGTACCACCACCAACTTGGTTGTAAGTAATTTGGTCTGTATCAGATAAACCATGTCCAGCAAAAGTGATAACATTTGTACCAGCGTTTACTGCACTTGTAGGAATAGTCATTTTTGGAACTTCAACTGTTACAGCAGGAGCGGATTGATAATCAGAACCAACTGCTGATACTGTAATTCCAGTTACTACTCCACCAGAAACAGACGCTGTTGCAGTTGCAGTATCACCTACAAATGTTTGTGAGTTATTACCAGCACCAGTAATATCTAATGCAGTTCCAGACTGTGCATTTGAAAGTGAAGATGCAATCTTAAATGCAGTAGTTGAACCAGTGTTGATTACAAAAACTGCTGTGCCGTCTGCAAGGTTTGAACCACCTACAGTCATATTTGTACCACCAGAAGTATAAGTTAACTTTGTACCAGTTCTCATATTGTGACCAGCATCTACAGTGATTGTATCATCAGTGGTTGAAACTTTTGCAGTTGCAATGGTTCTTGTAGTTGGAGCTGCTACAGTAATTGTAGGTGCTTGAACATATCTTGCACCATCTTCATTCACTGCAATACTAGCAACATTGTCTACACCACCAAGTGATTCAGCAGATGTGATACCAAAAATAGATGCATCAATAACACTACCATCACCACTAATTGGTGGTCTTGTTACTGTACAAGAAGAACCACTATTTGTAGATTCTCCAAATGCAGAAGTAGCGGTAAACGCTTTAGTTGATGTACCAGAAATAGTCTGTGCGTTGTTACCAGTTCCAGTGATGTCAATTAATGCACCACCTTCGGTTGCAGACAATGTAAATGCGTTTGCACTTGCAACTGTCTTAACAAAGAAAGTTGTTTCGTCTGTTAGACCAGCGATTGCAGTTCCACCATTTGCTTTATAGTGTACTTCTTGGTTTGCTACAAAACCGTGGTCAGTAATTGTAATTTGGTCGTTGGATGCATTGACAGCAGATGTTGCAACAGTTCTAGCAGGCTGGATATCAGCAACCCTTACTTTATCACCGTTGTCATCAATGACAATATCACCCACTTTAATTTCGGATGTATCTGCACTTGAATTTCCTTGTACTATTGCACTTGCATTTGTAAGTGTGTAAGCACCAGATAATGCAGAACCATCATTCATACTCCATGAGCTCATTTTAATTCTCCCTAGTTTAGTATATACTATCTCTATTTATGTTTATTTAAAACCCAACCTCTTCAATTGTGCAATAGTATCACTAGGAGATGTGTGATGAACTCCAATTCCACCTTTTGCTTTCCATTCATTCACATTTTTAATATAATCATCTATTAATAGGTTAGGTTTACCATCCGTTGTCATTGCGTACTTCTGTTTATCCTCACGCATAACCAGATGAATTCTACTTTTCTGGGTCAACTTTGCATTTATTCTCAACCAATTCATCTTACCTTTTCTAGAGTTTGCATCTTTGGTAGAGTATGCAGATAAGATATGTGGTTCATATTTACTAATAAAAGACCACATTTTCTTTGCACCAGGCATCCATTCTAAACTTACCCAGAAATCTTTTTTTGCAGATATCATAGGCCATTTAGTCCTTTTATCTGCTTTTGGAAAATCAGTACCAAGTACTTCCTTTGCACCTTTCAAAAAGTCACAAAGAACCATATCCATATCACAGTAAATGGTTGGTAAATCATCAACCAACTCCATCATACTAACTAAGCCTTCAAACTTAGTTTCATTTAATACATCATAAAATTGTTTCACTTCTACACCTTGTTATTTGTTTCTTTAATTTTAGGCATTTTTACAGACGTTTCAACTGGAGTTACCTCTTTTCCAGTATCCGTCATTTTTTTTATACCATTTTTCTTTTCTTTTGTCAAGGTCTTTTTATCTTCTTTTACACCTTCACCCCACATTTGAAGAACTGCATCTCTTAAAGAATTTGTCTTTGTTTGAAGATATCTTTCAATCTCTGGTGTAGAAAATTCTTCTTTCTGTTCTTTTTTTGCTGGTTTTACTGGATACTCTTTACCACCAACTTTGAAGGTTTTCTTTCCAGCTTTTCTTGCCTTATCAAGTTCACCAGAAAATTCATTTCCTTCTTCCTTATCTTTCTTTTTACCTTTTTCTTTGTATCCACTTGCAAAAGCAGCTTTTCTTTGTGCATCACTAGCAAATCCTTCGTCTTTATCTTTTGCAGCTTCTTGCCACACCTTTAAGACAGTTTCTTTTAAGGATATGTTACCACCAGTTAATTTATCGGACATTTCATTCTCCTCTTTATACATATTCAACTCAAATGGTTTTGAACCACCCTTATTGTAAACTTGGATTTGTAGGTTTCCACCCTTACCCTTGAGTCTATATTTGTTTGTTTTACCCTCAGAAGGTTTCTTTGGGCCAGTTGCGACTTTATTGTCAATCTCTTTTGGGTCTACTGTGATACCCAACTTTTTCTTTGCATAATCATATGCGTGTTGCATTGCATCAGAAAATGTTTTATGATACAAGTCATACTTCTCATCAAGTTCAACTTCTTCTTTTCTTGTTGGTTGTGGGTCATCAAACATATTTGCATTTTTGACTGTAACTTGAGTAATCTTTACTGGTTTTGGAGCTCTTTTTGCATATGCTTCTGCATCTTTTTTATCTTTGTACACTGCCATACCAGCGGTGTTACCTTTACCAAATTCAACTTTAAAACCTTTCAATGCTTCGTCAAGACCTTCTGGAACATACTCCATTTTTAGACCAATCTGTTTACCAAGTTCCTTAGTTTCATCACCTAAATCATATCGGTTATTTTTTACTCTTTGTTGAAACCATTTAATGATTACTGGTCTTGCATCTGCTTTTTCTTTACCTTTATCCTCTAATGCTCCTAACGCATCAAATAGTTCATCATCTCCAAGTAGACTATAAAGTTTAGATGATGCAGAATCTTTATACATCTTTTCATCTTCTGTGTTACCAATCGGTAATGGTCTAGACATTAACTTCTTGAGAGCTGCAACTTCTTTATCGTTATCTGGATACTTCCAAGTACCCTCTTTAATATCTAAAGTTTCCTTGATTGCCTTATCTAAATCATCTGCCTGTCCAGCGTGTGCTTTACTTGCTTTCTTCAACATTTGCACAACCTTCTTGACAATTGGTTCATCTTCTTTATCTAAATCCATTTTAAGTGTACCAAGTTTTTTTGCAACCATTAACATATCTCTTTTGGATTTAGAAATCATTGCAACAAACTTTTCTTTGTCTCTTGGTTTCTGGATTTTCCCATGTGCAGTAACCATCATCTGTAGAATCTTTGGGTCTACTTTTTCTTTTTTACCATCCCCAAATTCAATCTTCATGTTACCTTTTACATCTAATGCTTTTCTCATTTGCATAACCATGTTTTTATCTGCAGCTTTCTTATCAGCATCAGTTGCAAGGTCATCAATATCAGCAGGGTCAATCTCTTCAATAATACCTAAGTCTTTTAATTCTTTTGGTGTCTTTGCAAGTGCGTTCATCTTTTCTAATGTCTTATCAGAAATTTTCTTTTTGATAGGATGCATAGTTGACTTAGTTCTTCTTGCAATATCTAATGCGTCTTTTTTGTCAGATGCATATCCTTGGACTTTACCATGCATATTAATTAGGACATACTTCATATCCATTTCATCTAAATCTTCTACTTCTTCTTTTACCATCTTAGGTAGTTTCATGATGTTATCTGCATCTTCTAAAGCATCTTTAGCTGCTTTTGCATCTTTTCTATCTACATAAAGTTTACCGTTTCTAAAGTATCCATCAATACCAGCATCATCAAGAACCTTGAGAACTTCACTCTCATAACCTTCATCTAATCCCTCTTTGATATCATCAATAGATGCAGCCATATCACCAACTGCAAATGTTACTTTACCATCTCTGTTATAAAGAAATCTCTTTACACTTGTAGGACTATCTTTTCTTGCGAGTGTAATTTTTTCAACGCCATTCCTTAGTGTATTTTTTGATTTAACAATATATTCAATAAAATCTTTACCTTTTTCTAAGGTGGAACTGTGTTTTATTTTTACAGTAGCTTTTGGTTTTAGTTTATTAAAAACCTTTAATAGTTTAGGGTCATTCATCTTCATTTCTGCAAGAGTTTGACTCATTGGTTGTGCATATCTACTCATTGTTTTTTCCTTTAGTTATCTACTTTTGCACCAGCACGCCATTGGTAACAACTCCAATATCTTGCCTTGTACTTAGGCCCAGGGTTGTCATCACAACTGTGTCTTGCACGAAAATTCTTTCTTGCCTCTGGGTCATCACGATTAATTCCCATATTTGGGTCACCAAAAGTAACCTTTACAATATTACCCTTTTCATTCTTGACATAGACACCAAACTTTTTTTTACTTCCAGTTGGTAATCTAAAAGGGTCATTTAGTTTGACCTTACGACCTTGATATTCTGCTTCCATGATTACATGGTCATACAATTTATCGCAATCATCACAACAAGACTCGTCTAGTTTTGATAACATCTTTTCGTATGTATTATTTAGTTTTTTCAACCATTCATCACCATATCTTTCTTGATATAGTTTAATGGTTTGGTCAGAAGAAAACCACTCCTCTACTGATTCCTTTGATGCTTTCTTTTTCTTTTTATACCCACCTTTTTTGATTTGTTTCTGTAGGTCTGGGTCTGCTTTACCACCAGTTAACATTGAGTTCACTCTTGCAAATGCCCATTGTTGTTGAGTAGCGCCTGGTCTATGTCCACCCTTCCATGCGGCCATACCTCTGTCATAACTCTTCTTGAGTATTGAATATGGAACACCAGTTTTCTCTGACTTGTTTACAAGACCAGCAATCTTTTCATCTAACTCTACTGATTCTTTTTCAGCTGCAAGTTTATTGATATTCTTTCTTTTCATAAACTTTGTTACACCAGCTTTACCCTTTTTAGGTATCATAAGATTAGGAAGTTTTTTATCTTTCTTTAGAGTAGACCTTTCATTTTGTGGTGCAGAATATGGGTCAATTTCTTTTGTATGGTCTGCATAATCTTTACCAATCTCATAAGACTCGTTTGACTCACCTTTAGCACGTTTCATTTGAGCAGGAGTAGGCGCACCCTTTTCACCTTTCTTTCTCATACGTTCACCAGAACCTTGTTTAATTCTTTGTCTCTTCTTGTGGATATTCGCCCATAGACTTTCTTTTTTCGCCATCTTTGTCAGAGTTGCATAATAGATTGCTTCTCCTTCTTCTTTTCCATAGCGGTCAATGAAGTCTTTCTTTGGAACTTCTTTCTCTAAATCTTTTAACTTACTTTTCTCTCCATCAGTAAGTTTTCTCTCATCAGTCTTTTGTCTATCTTTTGCTTGTTTATCTGCAATCTGCATCTTTGCAAGTTTTTCTTGGTCTTGTGCAATCTTAGCTTGAAGAGTTGCCATTCTTTTCTTGACTTCTAAATCTCTAAGTTGTTCCCTATCTTTCATTACATCAGATTGTGCTGGTTTCTTTTCTTTGTCTTGTTCACCATACATCTGTTTGAACTTTTTAGTATACTGAGATGGTCTAGTCTTTGCACCTTTATCGCCAGGCGCTGGTTTTCTTGAATCACCTTTTGCGAAATGTCTTGCACGAGCCTTCTTGGTTGCAAGAGACATTTCATCTCCCTCTGTATCTTTTGAATAATACTTCGCTGGTTGAGTACCTTTCATATCCCCAACCTCACCTTTTGCTTGTTTTGTCTTAGTAATCTTTTTTGGTTCTTCAACTAGGTCATGTAACCAAACTCTTTGCATATCTTCAAACACAACATAGTTTGTACCTTTTCTTATAATTGTACCTTCTTCACCTAGTTTTGTTTTGACAACATCACCAACATTCCATACTTCACCACGAATGTATGCATCTCTCATGATTTCTTCATCTGTCCAGTTTTGTTCTCTTACACCCATGTTCTTACGAACATCATCATACAGTTTCTTTGCGTCACCAAAGTTTCTAGGTACTCCCATTTTGAAAGAATCAAAGTCACCTTGTGCGGCTGCAGCTCTCATCTTAGATGCAGACATTCCTTCTACACCTTCTGCGTCTGGGTCACGGTCACCAGCAGATACAACTCTAATATCATCAAAACCGTAGTATCCATGTTTACCTTCTACACCATTATATTTGTTAAGTAGATTATCAAACTCTGCAACTCTATCAGAACCAACAACCATAACAACGGCTCTGTGTCCTTTATTATGAAGTTCTGTTGCAATCTCAAATACGTTTCTTGATTTACTTGTGATAATATTTTTTGCATACTTACGAAACATCTTTTTCATGTATGCAATCTTCCTTGCATGAGGAAGTGGATTCTTCTTTGCATCTTGAGAATGAGATGGATAAACATACATTAAAGAACCAGCGTTCTTACCTTGTTGTTTTGCAAGTGCGTCTATAAGTTTTTCGTGACCAGTCGTAGGTGGATTAAATCTACCAAATGTAAATACAGCAGTATCACCTCTTGCTTCTTTAAATGTTTTCATCTAACTCTCCTGCTGAGCGAGTTTTGCTTTTTTAACTCTCTCACCCTCTCCAGCTTTTAACTGTCTAAGAATTTTCTTAGTCATCTTCTGAATTACTTTTGCTTTCTTAGCAGTAATCTTCTGGTCAATCTGAATTCTTTTTTGTACTGGAAGTTCGTTATAGTTAACATCAGGCCCTAACTGTTTTTTAATAACAGTCATCTTTGCCTTTTTCTGTGCAGATTTCATAAGAGAAGCAGTATCTCTTTTACGAGTCAATGCTCGTTTTTTCTTGAGTTTTGTGGAAGATTTCTTTGCGAGAAGTTTCATCCTTCTACCCATCTCTCTTCTTCTTTGCATTGGAGATTTAGTGGGTTTTATAGGAGCCTTCTCACCTAATAACATTTCTTTTAAAGTTTTCATTTATCCCATGCCTTTATTGCAGTAAAGTTATTGAAACTAAATTCCATTCTATCTACTAACTTCACAGCGTCACCAGACACCCTATCAATTGCAACATAACCCTCTGGGTTAACCACTTTAAATCCATTACTAGTCTTGATAAAGGTATCTGTTAAACCTTTAACACTATTTAGTTTCTTTACAATTTCCATCTTTGCATTAACAAGATGCATTTGAAATGCAGTCACTTGTTGCAGATTAGGTAACATCTTTTTAAATTCTCTTAAATACTCTGTCTTCTTTGTTTCCAGAACATCCTTAGACTTCTGGGTCTTTAGTTTTTCAATCTCTTTTTGAAAGTGATTTTCTACATGAGTAATATAACCATTTGCGTGTCCTTTTGGGTCTGTAACAGCTTGACCAGCACGAACCTTGGTATTGTTATATGTCTTATAACTTGCACCGACTAACTTACCAGTAAGTGAATCTTGTAACCTCAAAAACTTCTTGAGTGAAGGTGCGTTAATTCTTTGAAATGTTTTACCAGTATTTGATAGATGTGAAGTAACCACAGCAGTTTCTTTTGCAGTCATAGTTGCACGACCAGATACATCTTTATAAGTTGCATCATCCATCCATACTGAAGTTGATTTTGTAAGTTTAGATATATCTGCACCAAATGATGCTTTCATATCTTGTAATGTAGAACCTTTATACGTTGTGTGCCATACAACACCAACTTTTGCACTACTGATACTTTTACCAATGTCAGATGTAGGGTCTACTGCATATACAATTGTATTAGGTTGAAATGTTATAAATGATTTACCATCAATCTTTTCTTTACCTTTATCTTCAGAGGTGAACATCAAGTCACCTTGAAGAACACCTTTAATACCAAGTTTAGAAAACTCTGTGAATGATGTTGTAAACTTTGATTTTAAAGTACCACTTAATTCAGCTGCATCTTGTATCTCTTTGACACTTTTATACAATAATGGTTTTTCATTGAATACTGATTTCTTTGCAACAAAGAACTTACCATCACTTGGGTCTTCACCAGCAAATATCGCAGGCGCACCATCCCACTTGACTGTCATGTTGACTGAAGACCTTGCTTCTCCAGCAAGCATATCTCTTAGAGAACGAACAAAGTTAATTGCAGCCCTACCCCCAGGCACACCAAAGTTCAATATCTCATCTTCGATATGTTCTAAGTGTAGGTTCTTACCTTCTTTTCCCTCTAATAGATTTATCATTAGAATTTTAAAGTGGTAAAATCACACATCATTCGTGTGGGATAACCATCTTTTCCTTGTGTATCTCTTATATTAATTTTAAATCTATAATACTTGGAAGACATTTCCATGTCAATCCTTTTTCCTCTGCCAGTTTTACCACCATAAAATACTGTACATCTACCAACTTTTGCAGAAGCAATCATAGCTGGTAAATCCATCTTTTTAGAAAATACATTTCTTTTCATTTTGTGAATAACATGATAACCATGACCTATACCACTTTCTAGAAGAGCCTTCATCATCATTGGATTTGGTTTAGTTGTAACTTTTCCACTTTGTGTTTTCACATCATCATTGAATATGGAACAAAACCTTTCATTATCAATTCCAAATAAATCAAGTAGTTTTATTCCATCTGCGTTTCTTATTTTACCCTCTTTAATTTCTGTAGGTGTAAGTTTAGTTCTAACACCAACATTAAAGAATGTCGTTGTTGTTTCAAATTTTAAACTAAGATAAATCTCTGTACCATCATCTTTAATAAGGGTAATGTCTGTTACACTTTGACCAATATCAGTTCCAGTTCCTTTTGTATTTGAAACAGTAATTGTACCACCAAATTCTAAAGGTCTTTTTGTATTTTCTCCACCAACAACATTTACTGTTAATGTCTTAGATTCACTTAACTTATAAGTTTTATCAAGATGTAAAATTGCTTTCAAATTTTCTTTGTCTGATACTGCATCAACGCCCTCTGCAAACCAAGCATTTAAATCATTTGCAAACGCAGTTTCAAATGCATTACCTCTATTGTTAGCTCCACGATTACCTTTTGAACCGTTACCATATTTTATTCGGATTGTTTTAAGACCAGCACCTTGTTTAATTGAAGATATATCTTCAATAGCTTTAAATGTTCTGGAAACATTTACATCTTTTTGTTTTTTGAGGTCTATATTAATTGGAGTCTCATCACCCTTTCCTTTTAGATAATTGAAAAGAGCAATAGTATCAGCAACACTATCGTGTGACCAATCTGAAAGTGTAGATGAAATTTCTTCTTCTGATTTTGGAAAGAAACTGTAAGCTTCTTGTAGATAACCTTTAAACCTTAACATCCAAATACTCCATTTATAATAGTATTATTTATGCGTTAGGAAATTTGGAAACCCAAAGTCACCAAATGGTTTATGCTCTGTCATCCATTTTGCAGAATCTTTTGCATCATCCTCAAAATCATATTCTCTAATAATCTTTCTAGAGGGAAGTTCGATTACTTCCCACTTTTTAGATTCTATATTAATGTCATGGTAATACTTTACCTTAGACCTTGATGTCCGAAAATTTCTCATATTTGCTAGTCTTTCCAGCAAATGGAGTGTTGTCAAATACAGGCTCTTCATTTTCTTGTCCAGAATCTACTAAGTCCTTTTGTGCTTCTTGTTCAACATCATACAGTCTCATTTTCGCTCTGTCAATACCTAATATAAATCTTTTATTCATAGTAGGGTCATTATAACGATTCTTTAACTGTTTTACACAGATTTGGTTGAGGTCTTCAAGTTCCTCTGTAGAAATGAGAGCAAACATAAGGTCAGCCGTAGCTGGTAGACCAAAACTCTCTGACGTATCTTCCAAACCAATGTCGCTTGAGACAAACCCCCCTCTAGTTGTTTGTGTCGCCGACATAATCGGTACGTTTGTTTCAACGGCAAGTCCTCTAAGTTCTTCTGCAATCGCTTTGATATAAAAGTATGAACCAACATTTGCATTTCCTCTAAACCTTGAAGACGCACATATATTCAGATAGTCAATAAAAATAATGTCTGGTTTGAAACTACGTTTGAGTGCAAGTTCTTTAATCAGACTTCTAAAGTTTCCAACATGAGCCGATGCAGTTGGATATTCTTTGACAATCAACTTTCCATTTGTCTTTTTATTTATCTTTGTAAGATAACTTTCAAACATCTTCTTAGGAAGTGAGTGTAAGTCATCCATAGTTACATTCATTAAGTTTGCATCAATACGTTCTGCAATTCGTTCTTCTGCCATCTCTAATGTGATATACAGAACATTCTTACCTTGCATAAGTGTAGATGCAGCCATGTGACACATGAACAAAGACTTACCAACTCCAGTTCCAGCAAGTGCAATATTTAGTGTCTTTTGTGGTAAACCACCTTTCGTAATCTTGTTGAAGTAATCTAAATCAAATGGTATCTTTTCTTCTTTTTTATGATAGAAATCATATCTATCTAAACCATCTTCAACATAGTCATGTCCTACTGATAGGTCAAAGGATACTTGTAATGCCTCTGTAAGAATAGAAGGAATTGCTTCTGGAGTTCTATTCTTATCTTTCCCATCAATAATACTTATCCCATCAAGAACTGCATTATATATTGCTTTGTCCTTACAGAATTTTTCTGTTTCATCATGAAGCCACTGTAAGTCCACTTCTGTTTTATCAAGTGAACTAATGATATCCACAATCTTTTTGTACTCTTCATCATTGATATCTTTACGATTATCAACACCGATAGTAAGAGTTTCTTTTGTAGGTAGAGAATTATATTTCTCTAGAAACTTTTCAATCTCTTCAAATACTACTCTTTCTTGTCGGTTTGCATAATATAAAGGTTTAATAAACGGTATTACTTTTCTACAGTAATTTTCATTGTGTATTAAGTGTGTGAGAGTTGTTCTCTCAATTGTCTGTGTTGACATATTGTAAACTTCCATCTTTCATTTGTTCATCCATAATATCATAAAGTATGTCTCCAATCAAGTTAAAAAAGTCATCATTAAAATGTTCTTTTCCTAACCCATTGGAGTCTAATATCTGCCAATCAAACTTTAGTCTTAGTCGGTCTTTTTCTTCAATCGGTGTAACTTTTCCATAACGATAAACTACACCTTGATAAAAACCAGCTTCTTTAGTAAGTCCGATACCTTGCCATTTAGCACCTTTATTCTGTACGAACTGATACTTCTTCTTGATTCCCATACTTAAATTCTTTCTCTGCACATTCATCTAATTGTTTCATAATATCCTCAGTAAAGTATTTTTCTGGGTTATTATTAATTGTCTTACCGAATGTTTTAGAACCGTCTGGTAATTCAATACGAGTTGATACATTTTTAAATATACCATATTTTAGTGCTAAGTCAAGTAATCCATAATATTTATCTAAACCTTTATCATAGGTCAAACGAACATCCACCATTTTATTTTCTACGGTAATTCTTGACTTATGATTTTTGCAGTGTACGATATTACCAATTACCTCAGTTCCATCTTTTTCTTTCTTCTTTGAAAGATATACGATTGTTGAAGCTGCATACTTCAAACCAGAACCACCACCCATTTCTTTTGTTGGGAACATAGAACCCACAACATCATAAGTGTGATTAGTAACAACCATAGGAACTTTTGCACGACCAAGTTTCAAAGTCAACACTCTAAAAGCTGCCTTTAATACTTGTGCTCGTGTCATATCTCTTGTCTCTTTACCATCAGCAGTATCTTCTACTTCTTTTGTAGTAGACAACATACCAAGTGAATCAAGACAAAGTAAAATAGGTTTCCTATCTGCCTCATTCTGTTCTAGATATTTGTCTAGAACTTTTAGTGATTGTGTTCTAAACTCTTGTACAGTAGTCACTGGAAACATAACCATTCTTTGAGGGTCAATACCCCTATCAATTACCATCTGTTTAGTAATTGCACTTTCTGATTCAAAGTAAATAACACCAGCGTCTGGATTTGCATCTAGAAAGTTTTTACACATACCCATAACAAAAAACGTCTTACCAGTTGCACTTTCACCAGCGATTGCAGTAATCTTATTTGATGGCAAACCACCATGAATACTACCAGACAAAAGTGCATTAAAAATGTAAGAACCAGTATCAATAAAAGAATCTACATCACCAGCTTCTACACCATCTGCAACCAAACTCGCATATTCATTACCAGCTTGTTTTGCAATATCTTTCAAAAAGTCCATTAAATATCATCCTCATCTCTGTTGTCAGAACGAAACTCATCAAAACCGCCTGGATATCGGTCTTTGAGTTTCGCAGTATTAATATCAATTAGTTCTTCAATATCAGTTCCTAATGCAATACATCCTTGTGCAATATACCACATTACATCTCCAAGCTCTGATTTGAGATGAGTGACAACATCCTCATCCATTTCTTTTCCTTGGAAAAAACACTTCTTTACTATGTCGTTGAATTCACCGACTTCACCAGATAAACCAATAGATGCAGTAAGTAACCTTGTTGGTTCTACACCACCTTCATCTATAATATCTATTGCATCACCAAAATCATCAATGTTCTTGGTTGCATCACTGGATACTTCATCAACAAATTCTTGATAATCTTTTAATAAATCATCATCCATTTGTATCTCCTATTTTGTGTAATATACATTATTTATTTACAAAAGTCAAGTTAAATGGGAGATTAATCTCCCATTGTAATTGGTATATCCCCCATTGGTCTTGATAAGTTAAAGGTAGCTGAAACCAATCTTAAATTATCAAGTTCTGTTAACCCACCATTTGTGTGTTCCAGAATATGGTCAGCGTGCCACTTTGTTGAGTCCAATATTTCGTTGTAAGGAATTTTGGTTTTAGTTTCTGGACAAAGACCATCTTGGATATGCCACAATTCTAATTTTTGATATGGAGTTGCAAGTCTAGTATCATCAAGAGAAATAATATTTTGTTCCTCTTCAATATACTTTGTTAACTCATTTAACCAAATACCAAAGTTCCACTTAATAAAATCAACATGAAATCTACCAGCAGATTTATACTCATAACTAATACCAGTATCCAATACTAGTTTATGTGGACAACTATCTTGCCATTTAAAATCAACTGAATATAACCACTCATCAAATTTTTTATGATTTACAATTTTATAGTTATTTTTACTCAAAAATGTTCTCATCATAAAGTTAACAAAAATAGTTCTTTTTGTAATGTTGTATGGTGCAGTTTTTGGTGCAAACCAAATGTTATGTAAAATTGATTTTACATGACCAACTGAACTTGTTCCTTTTGAATCTTCATTGTAGTAGTTATCTCTCTCACCTTTATTATATTTTAGTTCTGTTCCAGAAATATAAAAATGCACACAATCTACAAGAAATTCATCAATCGTTCTTCTGTTAATTTCTTTTTGAGTTGTAAGACCAGACTCTAGAAATTTATCATGATACTTTCTAGCCAAATCTCTAATTGGTTGTGCAAAATTAGAAAACCAAGATTGTCTTAACTCTTGTGCATTTTGAGTGACACCTCTATTAACAGCATCAAAAACTTCTGCAAGATTTTTTCTCGTAGCTTCGGTAATTGTAATTTTTAATAGTGTGATTGCATCAACAAATGGTTTTGATTCCTCTGGTAAATCATCATAGTAAGTATCCTCAGATAAATTCAAAACATGAGGGCCATTCGCAGTATTAAGTGTATATGTTCCTTTTGGAAAAGGAATATCACCATCTCTTAATTTTCTAAGAGTTGTTTGTCTGTTATTACTATCACAAGTAATTTTAGTTTTCTTTTTCTTCTGTATGACCTCTTCATAGTATTTGATAGATTGTTCATCTGAAATAGACTTACAGTATTCTAAACATCTTTTTGCATCAGCAATAATATATGGTGTAATACACAATCCTCTTAAAAGATTAAGAACATATGATTTCTCATCCTCTACAGACCATCTACCTTCAGACATAAATGACTCATCAATGTAAGTACTATCCTTCATATCAAGAAGATTCTTCAGTGGTGTTAATTGTGGTTGTGATTGAATTGGTTTGAACGGCGGTACAGCCGAGTTCTTTTTCTTACTCATTTCGAGCTCCTATTAATTTATATGTTTATACAATACTCGTAATTTGCTAAAGGCGTAAACGAGTTATGTAAAAACTTGGTTAATACTAGCATAATATACTAGTGAGTTTTAAATGTCAAGTCTTTTTTGAATATTTCCAAACACGGCCTAACATTTTTCCCTTTGACCATTTAATCTCACCAACATCTTCCATACCTACTTTTTTGTAGAATTTGTTTGCTGGTATGTTTTCAGAACGAACAGTTAAGAAAACATTTTCTTTTACATGGTCAAAGTATTCTTCAATAACTTTTTTAGCATTTCCATTCTTTGGATTTGAATTAATAATCTGATGAATTATATAATCACCCTTTTCAATTTTTACGTCAGAGTCTTTTCCAATCTTACCATTTCTTTTATATTGTTGTTGAGTAATTACAACACCATCTTGTAAGATGACTTGACCCCAGCTCAATCTATTTCTAACATGAGAAGTCCTCACATGAGGAAACCATTCTTTGTTGTTTTGAAATATATTCCATACTTCATCAAAATTGTCTATCGTTGCATAATTCATGAGAAATACTTTTCTTTTATATCATCATTATTATAGATGTCAATAACTAAATGCACTCTATCTATATCAGATTTGTTAACAACTTTATGTGGTAATGATACATCTAACCACCAACAAGAACCTTTCTTCATATGGAATTCTGCAATACCACCAGGCAACCATGAAGTCATTTGAACTTCTTCATGTGTAATCACTGGAACATGGAGTCTTACTATCTTACCAGTTTTAATATCCTTGTCAACTTTGTCTGTATGTTTTGCGATAATAGTACCAGCTTCAAGTTTCATCAATCTGACTCTTTCTTTTTCTGCTGGTATCTTATCTAATATTTTATCCATCTCCAGTGTATCATATAATATTGTGTTTTGTAAACCATCATCTACATCCGTTCCTAAAACACCACCCTTACCAATCTGAGCTGTATCACCACCATAACCTCTAAGAGAGATTGCAGTCCATTGATTGTCTTTATTAAACTTAGTTACTACTGGGGAAAATTCTTTGTTTGTTTCACACCAATTTACAATTGGTTGTAATTCTTCATCTGTATATTTTATGTCTTCAAATAGTTTCATGTAAAAAATCCTTCAAGAGTATTTCTTTTGATATGTCTAAAGATATCTTTATTTTTATCTTTACTGAAATACCATATATTCTCTATATAGGTTCTGTCCATAAACTCATCCATGGCATCTTTATCAAAGTTACCATCTTCATCTTTGAATACTGAAGCGCCCTGTGGCCGTTGCATTATTCTCATGCCAACTTGGCCCATGAAATGTGGAAGTAACATATCTACAAGTTCATCACCAGAACGATATCGTTTACCTTTTACTTTTGGGTCTAAAATATTAATCATCATAACACCAGTGTCACTTAGTGAATCAAAAGTGTTTTGTGATACTGGAAGATAGAAGTTATCTCTCCAAGACTCATATTCATTAAACTTGAACCATGATTGCAGCTCTTCTTTGTCACCACCTTCATTGTATCTTTCTGTAGAAAAATATGGTGGTGAAGTAAATGCACAATCTACATTACTAATTTCATCCCAAGGTAAATCTTCTGCACCACAATTATACATCTGCACAGTTTTCTTACCACCAGTAAGTTTGTCATAGAAGTCAATCATCTTCTGGTATCTTGCAAAAGTATTAGGATTTGGGTCACAACCGATATAGTGAGTTGCGTTAGAAGCGTAGAACGCAGTAAGTCTATCACCCCAACCCATAGATGTATCTAATACAGTTTTTGCATCTGTCATATTATAGATTGTTTTCGCAACAATAGGTTTGAACTGTGTTGCAATATAAGTACCAAGTCTAAATGACATTGTATAAGTTTTAGGTGTTAGATTTTTACTATCATTAACACCTCTCCAGATAGGCCCAAACGCACCCCAGATATTATCACCATCATTCCATCTTTGTACTGGAGATTTAAAACCATAAGAACCACAAGACATTCGTAGGTCATTCATGAAAGAGTCTGCACAGTAATTAAAAGTAGAAGGCCCATCAATTACACCCAATCCATACTTATCATATGAATATTTGTAATCGTCATACTTTTCCATAACATTATCTGGTTGACTTAGATATTTGGTAAAGTCAGCTTTCTGTAACTTACGAAAGTTATCAACCACCTTTTCCATATTATATTCTTTAAGTGGATAGGGTGGTTTCTCATTTGTAATAAACTCTGCAAGTGTCTTACGAAACTCTTCTTTACCATACTTGTCTGTAGTATTAAGAAATAATTCTTTTTGCATCACTGGAAGACCAGTGTGGTCTACACACTTTTTTAGTAAGTCATATAATTCTTGGTTCAATTAAAAAAGTCCTCAAGTGTAGTTTGTGTTCCAAATGACCTATCAATCTTCCAACCGATATTGTTAGTAATAAATGAAAGTGGGTCAATGAAACTCTTTTCATATTGACTATCATAGTCTACATACTTCAAAATGTCAAGTTCTTTTGGTAACCTAGATGGGAATGTGATTACATTACAACCAAGTGGATTGGGCTGACGCAACTCAAGATACTTGACTTTATCACCATCTTGAATAAGTGTATACTTTTTTGTAAGTTTGCGTTCACGAATCATATGATTGTAAACAAGACTTCCCTTGATGTGCATTGGTGTGCCTTTGCGATATATTGAACTATCTGAATAGAACTTACGAACACCATTGACAGAACGAGGATATGCAATCTCTTCTGGTGGAAGACCTTCAAACTCTTTACGAAACTCAATAAGAAAGTCATTCAATTCTTTTTCATCACCAGACATGATAATCTTGAGTGCTTGTTTAATCTTTTCACGACAAGGTGCAGGCGTGGATGACTTGACAGCTTCGATACCCATAATCTTCAACTGTGGTTCGTGGTAACGAACACCTTCAACATCCCATGCATTTAGGATATATCTTTTCTTTGCAGTCCAGATACCTTTGTCTGCAATCACTTCTCGTTTCATAAACATCTTTTGGTCATATGCGTTTACATATGTAGCAAGAGTCTGATAACTCTTATCAATAAAAGGTTCAATCTTCTCTTGAGCAATAGTGTCCAAGAAGTTGACAATCTTCTGTACGTCTTCTCCTTCTTTAAACACACGATTAACCAACTTGTCAAAAGTAACATATATCGAATCTGTATCTGATGCAATGACAAAATCTTCATTTGTAGTTTCCAGTAATTTGTTTAGATATTGATTTATCTTCTTTTCTATCCAACGAATGGACAATTGACCAGCGGTGGTAATTCCTTCTGCAATCGCAAGGTCATAGTATCGAAAGTATTGATTACCAATCGCACCATAAGCTGAGTTGAGTGATATCTTTCGAGCCATTTGAATATTGTTGTAACGACTAATATATTTAAGGTACTTGGAGTCTTTTGTATCTTCGTAATCTTGTTTCGCTTTCAACATTTTCTTTTTGTAAATGGTACGGTCATTGTAAATGTCTTGCATCATCTCTGGTAGAAAACCATGTTTGTCTGTGCGATACAACGCACCATTTGGTGTAATAGTAGTATTATCTGGAATATCTAAATCGACCTCACTCAACATTTCATTGACATAAGTTTTATCATCTGCAAGTTTAAGATAGTTACCAGTAACAAGTGTCTCTGGTGACATATTGTATTGCATGATTAAATGTGGATATAGTGAGTTCAAGTCAAAAGACATAACCCATTTGTGTTGACCAACTTGTGGTTCTTTAACATATGCACCTTCGTATTTGTCAGACTTTGATTGACTAGACTTCTGTGGAATCACAATCTTTTTGTTCTTGAGATAGTTGTGGATGAGAACATCCCAATACTTAACTTGACCAAATACATCTTCATAGTTGACCTTCGCTTCGTAAGCCATAGTCAATAGGAGTTCAAGTAACTTCATCTTATCTTCAAGACGGTCAACAAGTTCAACGTCAACAATATTATATTCTAGGAAAGACTGATAATCTTTTGTATACCAATCTTGAAAAGTCTCATATGGATTTTCATTCTTCTTCTGACCAAGTTCAACAAACGCAATGTGATTAAGTGCATAACTTTCTTGGTTTGTATATGTAAACTTACGATAGAGTTGTAGATAGTCAAGATTTGCAACACCAGTAATATCATAGACTTGTTGTTCACGACCATGATTGTAAACCTTACGAGAACTAATCAAACCCCAAGGAGAAAACTCTTTAGCTCTGTCTTCACCAAGAACTTTGGTAACACGATTGATAAGATAAGGAATATCAAAAAAGTCTGTATTCCAACCAGTAACAATATCTGGATAGTGTTTAGTCCAGAAGTTCATAAAGTTTGCAAGTAATTCATTTTCGTTTGAACAGTTGATGTAGGTTACGTCATCTCTATCATTTTTGAACTCACCCAAACCCCAAACAATAATCTTCTTAGTTGTTTGGTTCTTGATAGTGATTGCAAGCATTTCTTCCTCAGCCTTCTCTGGGTCTGGGAAACCATTGTCTGCCCGTGTCTCAATATCAATTGTAACTGTTAGGATTTTATCACTATCCCAATTGACTGTGTTAGGATATGTGTCGGAAAGATATGTATATGCAAACCTATCCAGACCAAAAACCAGATGGGGTTGTTGTTTGTATTGTTCTATGAATGCTTTTGCTTCTTTGATTGTATCAAACTTGTACGGTGTTGCATACTTACCGTCAAGTGTTTTCCATTCAGTTTCTTTCTGAACTGGAACGTACAAAGTCGGAGAGTACTTAACCTTACGATTAACTCTTTCACCATTTTTGTATTCACGAACTAGGATATGATTACCCCAAGGGGCAACATTTGTATAAAAATTCATAATGTAGTTATACCACCTTTGTGGGTAAAAGTCAAGTCTTATTCAAATTTTGAGAAGTGTTTATTAATCATCTCCAGCCTATCATCTGCAGCTGCGAGTTTATCTAACTCTGCAATCACCGCTTCTGTGACATCTGAATGTTCACCAATACCAGCAGGCATAGTTTGGTAAACTTTGATATTTGCGATATGCACTGCAATTTCACCTTCTGCTTGTTTTCTTGCAGCTTCAATAATATGTTCACCTACTTTCATTATCATCCCTTCCTTTCATTGTAGTTAATAATAACTTTCTTTGAGGGTCTACCATGACATTCATTTCCTTCATGGCAAATCTGTTCAGAAGAACATCTGTTCCTCTTTTACTTCTATCGTCAAGTCCAAACATTAAATCATGTGTGTGACCCATAAACTCAACTTCTAGTTTAACGATAGGACGTTCATCAACTCCACCACCAGTTCTTGCTTTATATTCTTTTTCTAACTTAGTAGTGTGAGTTTTTCCACCAACTGTTGTGAATGTAATCTTATTACCATTCATTTTTATATCAGTAGCGTGTAATACTGAATATGCACTATTTCCAGTATCAAATTTTGTTTCTATTTCACCAAATGGTTTTATATTTACCATTTCATGATATCCACATCTAATTGGAACTTTATATCTTTTGTTTATATCTTTATAATGTTCTAAAACTTCTTTTGCAATATTTAATCCAGAGTTTGCTTCTTCTATACCTTCAGTACCAGGCGAACTATTTACCTCTAAAAAATATGGTTTACCTTTGTATGGTATAAAATCCACTGCAACAAAATCTCCCTCAACTGCTTTTGCAGCTATTAGACATTGACGAATTTCTTCTTCTGATAATTCATACGATTTTACTCCAGCACCTTGTGTGTAATTACTTCTAAAGTCACCTTCTACAACTTCTCGTTTCATTGTTCCGATAACATCTGAACCAGCAATAACCACACGAACATCACCATCTGTTTTTATATATTCTTGAATTAAAACATCTGTATCTTTGTTTTGTTTATAAAGTAGTTGCACTAGAGAATCTAGAGCTCTTTTTGATTCAACAAACAGAACACCAACTCCACCAGCACCTCTAAGTGTTTTAAGAATAATTGGAAACTTACTATCAAGTTCCTCTAA